GTCGGATGCGGACAACCGCTTTCTTGCCCGCAGGCACCGCGCCAGGGAACTTGATGACGAGTTCTGTCTCGCCCGCCGGGATGTTAACCGTCTCGTTCGCCTCGAACGTCTCCTGCTTGACTAGACTGACTTCTACCAATGCCATTGTTCTGTCCTTTCGTGCCCGTCAAAGAGCAGCACCACCGTGGCGCTGCGAGTTTCTTACGTTCGCCGCCCTATCAATGTGACCTTCAGTCCTGCTCCAGCAATCGTCGACCCGATCTGGTCGATGTCGATAGTGATTTCGGCATCATCAGCAAGAGCCGCGTCGCTGATGACAGCGGGAGTGGTGGCTGTCGTCGACGTCTTTTCCGTGGCATCGATTGAGAGCTTCGTGGACAGGATGGATACGCCACCCTCGTTGATGTCCACGATCAGGTCGGCACCTGTGGGCGCGGTGCCCACGCTTGCTCGCGGCGTCTCCGTCAGTGTGAATGCGTATGGCATTCGGAACGTCAGCTTGGCCGCGCCGGTCGTGAGCGGAGTCGTCTCGTCGCTCACTGCGAAGATGATCGACTCGTTCGGCTTCCCCGCGATTGTGACGTCCGCTATGCCTGTCGCCGCCACGATCACAGTGCCGGTAACCTCTGTTGCAAGCATGCGTAGGATAGTCCCAGCACCGACATTGTAGCCTGTGCACTTGCCAACAACCAAGCGCGCGATGGAAGTCGCCGTCGCGAGCTTGATAGTTCCCAGGTTTTCGACAAAGCCGTGGATGTTGCCGCCCGCTACCATGTTGATAGCTTCGCCCGAACCAGAAGTGACCCACTGCGCGTCAATGAACAGGTTGCCGCCGGTCATGTTGATGGCGTTGCCGCTTCCGGTCGTGCACTGGATGCGGTTTGCTTTTACGTGAGTGTTCCCCGCTCCGCTGTTCTCGAAGCAGTTAAGAGTCGCGTGCGTGCTGAGAATCTCGTCTGCCTCGATGTAACTAGCTCCGGATCCTGACTTCACTACTGTCGGGAATGCCCCGTCGTTGATGAAACGCCTCGCCACGACCCGCGAGTCCGTGATAAGCGTCTGCTTGCCCTTCAGCGTTGCGTGCGGCGCGTAGACGTTGACCCACTGCGTGTGGATTATGTCCTCGTCGTACTCGGCGTCGTCGAGGACCTTGATGGTGATGGCCGTCGCTTCTGAGGAAGGGGAGAGCGCGGCAGCAGCAATTCTTGCGGCGTCAATCGTCAGCTTCGGCTTGTCCGGATAGGTGCCAGCATTCGCATCACTGCCGTGCTTGGCGACGTACAGGACCTGTTGGCGAACCCCGAAGAGACCTTCGGTTACAAACGTCGTGCCCTCACGATCGACTCGGGTTCGCTTGGTACTGCTCGCGTGCATGCTGTAGTCACCCAGCAAGTTGCCCGAGCACCTGTTGCCGATGTAGTTACAGCCGTCTGTCGCAGCCGATTCCGCGATCCCATAGCCGTTGTTATCGTGACAGGTATTGTTCCGGATGTCGATGTCGTCGCCTGCGTTCTCGATGCCGTTCTCTAGACACCCAGAAGCAGTGTTGTCGTCGATAGTCGAATCCGTCAGGCCACTTCCGATCTTCAGCCCGTCCTTGTGCCCGTTGATGAACTTGTTGTTGGTCACTTTGAACCGGGTGCCAGAATCGAGCCTCAAGCAATGCTCGTCGCCGGTGTTGTCGAAGATGTTGCCGATGATCGTCACGTCCGATATGCCAGTGCCAGTTATCTCGGGCCCAGAGTTGCCAGATCCGTCGAACGTGATGTTGTTGACATCCATCACGATCTTCTTCGTGGTTCCAACGCTGTCGTTGATCCAGATCTGCTCTTGGATGTTGATGATCGTGTTGCCACGTATGACAACGTCTTCTATCTCCGCACCCGCCGCGCCGTAGAATGCGATGCCCTGACTGCCGCCAGGAGTATCACGGTCAACGTAGTTGTACATGATTCGAACGGCATTGAGTTTGCGGTTGACCGCAATCGGCCACCTGAACAGTCCCTTGGTGGCCGCGCCGAACAGGTAGTTGCTTTCAACGGTCAGACCGATGACGTCGATGTCCTCCCCGTCCGCACGGACGAATGTGATCCCTCCGGTCGCGAAGTTCGCGGAGATGTTCCTGACGGTCAATCTGTTGATGACCGCAGCACCGGAACCTATCGGAGCGAAGAGCGGCGTCTGACCGCCAGCGCCTCCGTTGTACAGAACGCCGAAGCCTTCGAAGTTGATGTCGGACGCGGGAGCGGTGATGGCTATCGGGTTGTCGCCTGCGTAGGTGATGTCCAAGATGGACGCAGCCGAACCTCTAATGGATATGTTGCTCTTGCCGCTGATGTTGATCTGCGAGGCGACTGTGTGCGTACCGTCTGCGAGCCAGACGAACGAATTGCTGGAGAGGCCGTTGAGGATCGTGACCAGATCGTCGCCAGGCTCTACGATGTAGTACTTCTTCATCACCAACGAGCCGTCTGCCTTGCTTACGCCTATCTGACCGGCGACCGAGGCCGTCAGCAGATTCTCGAGAGTTACTTCGTCGACCCCACCCTTCTCGTGTGTCGTGGCATGAGGTCCAAAAGATTCCTGTACCCACGCACTACCATTGTACGTGAAATACTCAGTTTCTGCATTAACATAGGCGGTTAGGCCTACCACAGCGGAGGTGAATTCCCAAGTGGCTCCATTCCACTCCGCGACATTGTCCTCTTGTCCTGCCCAAGCACCAGTTGCTGTGGCAGCTACGATGTAGCGATCTCCGGGAGTTGGTGATCCGGGAGGAGATGAGGTGGTTCGGTTGATGACCGGGTCCACCCATGTGATTCCTGCACCGCTCCCTAGAGCGCCTCCCCGAATGGGAACAGCAGTTCCGGCAATTATTGGACCCGGCATAGCTTCCTCCTATCCCATCTTCGGAATGTACCAGAGCTTCGTGCTGGAAGCTGCGGCGCATTGATGAATGATTGGACTTGCTTGCGCGGGGACCGGAATAGAGTCGTTGGGGTCGAGCCAGATTTCCCCGTCGTGTTGCGCATCGTCCTTGGCGAGAGAGTTGATACCCATGCCTAGATAGACACGAGCAATCCCGATATTGGTAAGACTTCCACCAACACCTTCCACCGTGATTCGGTGGAGAGTGTCGTCGCACTCGATGGTTGCCCACTTCTCATTGACTGTGATATTGGCAGCAGCCATCTCATCCTCCTTTCGGAAATGCGGCTAGGGGCACCTGTTCGCTCGCGCTACTAAGGTGCCCCCGAGATGGCCGCTAGTTGTTGACGCCGCTCTGGCGAGCGAGGCCGAGGCCTGACTCGAGAACGACAGCGGTGTACCACTTCACGCGGTACCTTCGAGCGTCCTTGGTCTCCAGGGCCCCGATGTCCTCCACTTCCACCGTCGGAAGCGTACGAGACACGAGTCCGTGGAAGCCCTCTTCCTCATCCATTGCGGCGTAGAGGATGGAGGCGTGAGTCGCCGCTCGAGTCGTCCACGTCACGGTGTTATCCACCGTGGTGTTGCCGGGTGTGGTATCCCACGACGGCTCTGAGCTGCCGGAGGTTCCACCAGTCGTCGCTTCGAAGAGCAGCCCGGTGTTGCCAGTCACCGAGGTGACCTTGGCGCCCGTTGCGTAGACAGTCGAGACTGCCCATACCGACAGCGTTGCTCGGCTGGTGCCCGACGGGTCTTCGTCAATGGGGATCCAGTCGTTCTTCAGGATCGGACGACCGCGGTACGCCGAGAACACGGTCCCGCCAATCTCGAGCGTCTCGGGCGTGGTGCCACCGAGTGCCCTCTGAAGAGCGATATACGACCGGAGCGTCCGAGAGTTCATCACGAATGCCCGCATTCCGCCGACCTTGACTGCGTCGATGAGCCAGTCGAGATCGTCGTAGCCGAGTGCAGCTCCGGCGGCGCCATTGTCCTGGTTCTGCGTTGCAGCCAGGCCCGAGGCGATCTTGAGCATTCCGTCGAACTCGTTTGCGTCCACGGCAGAGTCGCCGGTGATCATCTTCTCTGCGAACAGACGGCCGACAACCTTCGACTTCTTGCTGATCTGCACAGCAGTCTGGTTGTTGGTGTCCGACGTCTGCGACTGCAGATACTGGTCCACGTCGACCTGGCCGATGATCCGGCGCAGTTCCTGGGACAGCTTGGTGAACGTCGCTGCCGACTCGGACAGCGTGTCATTCACCGCGTAAAACGCCGCGGAACCCAGGTCGTTCTCGCGGTTGTAGTCATACGACTTGCCATCGAACGGCTTGAACGGCACGACACCGAACAGGTCGTCACTTGTGATGACGTTGTCGATGACGCCTGCCTGAAGCTCAGGCAGTGACAACTTTTCTGCTTCCGTTTTCAGGAGAGCCATCGTCACAATCCTTCCTTGGCCACACGGAAGCAATCTACTCGCTAGATAGCGGAGTTGCCTCCGGGAGTGGCCTGATTCTTTGCAAGTCCCGCGGCAATCTTGTCAGTGGGTGACAAATGCGATGTGTCTTTTCCACCAACTTGAGTACCACCCTGTCGATGGCCGGTTCCGCCTATACGCTTAACGATGAAGAGGTTGGCAAATTCGTCTTGCCCTTTCATGTGCTCGACGTACTGGTCGACGGTCATATTCTTCATGACCATCTTGTCGCCCTCTTTGACTTCCGCGTCGATGGAAGTCTTGAAGATGCTAGTACCATTACCGTCGTCGTCCAGCACCTCGGTGACTTTGACCTTCGGAGCAATGAGACCTACAAGCTGCTTCGCGTTGTAGGCATCATGCTTCGACGCTGCTCGGAGAATCGCGTTCTCCCTGCGGTCATCCTCGTACCGCCCCTTCCACGTGTCACGTTCAGCAGAAACACCATCTAGTTCCGTCCTGTGCTTCTCGTCGGCTCGCTTCTTCTCGGCTTCGGCCTTCTCGCGCTCGGTCAAGAGTTCGGCCTGAAGACTTGCAGCCCGGTCGTCCAACTTCTTTCGCTGGGCTTCCGTCAGATCCTTCGCCTTCTTGAGCTGGTTGACTTCATCCAACTGCTTCTGGATCTGCTGTTTGTACTTCGCCTCCATCTTGTCCTTCTCGCGCTTGAGGATGGCGTTGACCTGCTTCTGATTGAAAGTGTTTCCGTCACCGTCTCCGCCACCAGAGCCGGAGCCAGACCCACTCCCGTCACCGCTGCCATCGCCATCACCATCGCCAGAACCACCGGTGCCACCGTCACCGTCTCCGGATCCACCAGCACCTGAACCAGCCCCCGCTCCATCGCCGTCTCCTTCGTGATGACGGAAACTGCGAGTCGGGTTGAACGACTCCAAACGTCTCGGCTGCATCCACGACACGAACCTCTGACCTGCTGCACGATTGAAACGATACCGACCCATCTTGCTGCTCCTTTCGACTCCCGCCTATTTCGCCCGGCGGTTAGGCTAAAGGTCGGGAACGCCCCGACTATACTCTTGTCAAGTCAATGGCCTCATCGCTTATCCACGGCGCAAGCAAACGCGCAGCGGTTGGGCTGGGTAGTCCGAAGTTGTCGTCGGCGAGCGCCATGCTACCACGACCCGTGTCGTAGGTCTCAGCAGCGTCACCAACTTTCTTGGACTTAAGACCGGCCTTGCTTGACAGTTGTTCAAGTGTCTTGCCTTGAAGAAAAGCTATTGCGAGTTCGCAACAGGCGTCTTGCACTTCAGTGGGTACATCACCGGACTCGTCGGCACACCCATCATCAACGCTCCGGGGAAACTCACGAGCCTGGTCGGGGTCACACTTCTCATCGACGAGTGGGAGGAGGTCAATCATGCGAGTGGCTTGCTTCAACCCCTTGACCCTGTCCGCTGAGTCTGCATCATCCCATGCAGCAGAGTTGAGCCTCTCAGCAAAGTAGGCGGTGCCATATGTCTCGTCAGCGTACGGTGTGATTGATGCGTATGTCATTACAGGTGCGCCCCTTCCTGCTCGACTAACGTCGGCATCTCCTCAGCGTCAGGGAAGACGAATCGGAGGTCACCCTCAAACTCTGACGAGAGCAGCGACAGCGCATATTGCGTACCCTCGTAGTACTGGCTGAGATTCTGTGGGAACAGCCCACCTGAGACACTAATCTCGAACCGGTTGTTAAAGATCACGTCTTCGATCTGCCTCTTAATGAAATCGTCTTCCACCACGACGCTCAACGATTCCATCAACCACTCTTCAGGCCGAGACCAGAAGAATTCGAGTGAGCCTATGTGCTCATCGAAGTGAAACACTTGTATGGCAACGGTCAGCGCCATTAGTAACCTCGCAAGAATGCCCACATCATTCGGAAATGCTCGTAGTCCTTCGTGAGCATGTTGGTAAAGTCTGTGGAATCCGCGAGTGGACCAACACCCATGCTGGTCACTTCGTGGATCCCATCTGAATACACCCGGCCAACGTACTCGTCGTAGAACTTATCCCTCTTGACCTTCTCGCGTCGATACCTTCGTCTCGGAACCGGTCGTTCGCCCACAGTGCGAGCAGAGCTCCAACTCAACGACCTCCTTCGTTGGTGACGATTCCTGTACTCCAGGTGATGCCCAAACTCGTGCCAGATGGTATTCTTCGACTCCTTCAACTGGTACTGGACTTGGTTGATACTCTTCCAAGCAGCAGCACGTACACGCCGCTCGAATAGATACGTTATACGGTTCAACTGACTGTCTTCAAGGATTGATTCATCACAGGCCCGCAGAATCTGGTCCATCCACTGTCTGTATTGTTTCGCTTGATCTGGGCTCACCCCTCCTGAGGCCAGCTGATCAGCAAAGTTTCTGTAGATTTTTCGCCTGGTCTCCGTGAGAGCAATGCCTTCACCCTGTCCATTGAGTTGGGCGAGAGCCTTAAGCACATCATCAGGGTTCAAGACTTTTGCCTGGCTTTCACCAAACATCAGTGAGTCAAGCTCAGCCTTAGCCCTTTCGAGCGCCTGCTCAAGATTACGCTCCCGCTTGGTTACTTTCTTCATCCTACCAAGCTGTTGCTGGCGGTAAGTCAGTGACTTCTCTGAGAAGCTCTCGCGAGTTTTCCTCAGCTTCTGCTGTAGGGTGCTGACTTGGTTACCGAGCTTAAGCTCTCGATCTGCGATTCTCGCTAGCTCCCCACTCAACTCCTTGGACTTGTCGAAGTCCCTGTTACGAATTGCCCGCTGCTTCTCACGTCGTACCCTGTTGTACTCTTGAGTCGCTGACTTGCGTTTCTTCTTCGCTTCAGCAGCGGCCTTCTCGAGATCCTCTACCTCTTTGGACAATGCCTTCAAATCGTCCGGGATCGCAATGTCATCCGGGACGTTAGCTGGTTTTGGTGCCTTGGGCCCAGGCTTCTTCTTTGCCACAGGTTTGCGGCCCTTTGTTTTGGGCACAGGCTTGATGGGTTTCAAGTCGGCCTTTAGGGCATCAGGCACCTTGCGTTTGAATGAGCGAGCACGTTTTGCCAGACGACTACGCGACTTCTTGAACTCGCCAAGTTGCGCAAGTAGCCCCGCATCGTCAGGCGTCTTCTCAAGGCCTGCCAACGTGCTGCGTATGTTATTGTCTATGTCGTCGATCTGGTCCACCAGGCCATTGTAGACCTGCGCGTCACGATTGACAAGCTTGGGCTTCGGAGCAGGAGGTTTTGGAGGCGTAGGTGGTTTTGGAGGTCGTGGCCCACCACCTGGGAGCTTACGCATAATACCGCGCTTCTTCTTCATGAGCTTTGCGCGTTGCTTCTTCAGTTCCGACTTGGACGCCTCCGATGCAGTTGCAATCTTCCCTTCGACCTCTTCAATCTCTGCCTTAACTTCTTCCAGTTGACGTTCCGCCCTTGCAATCTTCTTGGGATCGGTAAGCTTGGGAGGCGGGGCCTCAGCAAATGTCTCGAGTGCTTCTTGACCTTCGGTAGGTGGATCGTACCAAAGGTCCTTCGCAATAGCCCGGTCCTCAGCAAGTATTCGACCTTCAGATGGAACGCGGATTCCCTTGGCACGGGCAAGCGCCTGTACTTCAGCGTTGCGCGGATTGAGTGCGGCCGCTCTTCGAATAATCTGTCTATCGGTGCGACGTTTAAAGTCTGGACCAATGATGTCATCAAAGCCGATGATGCCCTTTCTAAAGAGCTCGCTTTTCGTTTTGCTTCCTGTAAGAGCTCGCGTCGTAAGTGATGGCTGCTTTCGAGCCCACTCGTCAGCAGTTGTGCCACCTCGGATGAAACCATCACTCTCAACTGTATGATCTCCCCTGACCTTGTAATTCCGTACCCGTGTAATATCTTCATCCATGAGCTCCTGAATCTCTGGGTCTCGAAATACTGGGACGAGAATGGATCGACAATTCCAGTGAGCGGGAGGCCCGGGCGGTATATCTTCTAAGCCCCACGTCCGACCATGCAGCATCATGCATATCTCGGAGGTACGATCATCCAGCACAGCCTCCCATCGATACCCGGCGAAGATATCTGAGTTCGCTTGGATGATGGCCTTCTGCGCATCGTTGTATGCTGCGTTGAGATTGGTGCGAGCGACTCTCTCGGCCGCTGCTCTGTCAATGTCAAGAGCTTCACCGATCTTGGTGGCTGTGTCACGAACTGACTCACCATTGACGACTGAGTTGGTCAAGATGTTACGCACCTGCTGCTGTGCATCGTTGACTGTGTTGGCGAGCGCAGTGCCGGGACCGACACCCATCACTGGATGTTCAGCCGCAGCATACGCTGCTTCTGGGAAGATCTGCGAGAAGGAGCCAGATATCTGTGTGCGTATGTCACCGGGCAATGACTTCGCTGCAAGCTCAAAGTCACCGACAGCCAAGTCGAAGGAAGCCTCTTTCATCGAGAGCAGAGAGGTATTGACTTGACCGAACCCGCGCTTAAGCAGGTCATTGACATCTCGTACTGTGCCTTTGGCCTTTGCAATAGCTCCGGGCGAGTCGATGTACTTCCCAGCCTTGGTGTATTCACGCATATTCTCTCGAATAGTGCGCTGAGCTTTGCGCTTGACCGAGAGAAGCTGCTTCCGTAGGATCTCCGCTTGCACTTCCTCAACAGGTCGGAAGGCGTCATGTCGATCTATGAGTTGCTGGTAGAACGTCCTCGGTTTCTTCGCCATTAGTCAACCTCTAGAAGATCAACCGTCTTTCCTGCTAGCTCGTGTGTGCAGTCATTAAGGAACTGGATTTTACCATCAGTGATAAACGAGTGACACCTGGGTCGACCATCGCCACCTTCTGTCAACACTGACGGTTTAAACGTTGGCTTCTCAGTGCTGCCATTCCAAGTCCAGCATGGAGTCCCCGCCCTAGTTGTGTTGCCCATGACAACTGGCAGGATCCGGTATGGGTAGGGACCAGGAACGTTAAGCTTCACATGAGTTGCCTCAGCAGGCTCACATGGGCGATATGTGTTCCCGTCTTGCTTGAGAGGTTTCGCTTTCATCCTACTTCCTTCTCTTGCAGGTCACAAGCCTAACCCCACGTCCCCTACTAACAGTGGCGTAGCTTCCTTTCACACACTCATCTGGTGGAAACTGTCTGAATCGGTAGCTAGTGCCAGTCTCTCGACTCGTTCTTGGTCTCTTCCCTGTCACCCTTCGAGCTATTGATGCGGCTCTTGAGCGTGATTTAGCTACTGACTTACTGACCACCACTGATTGGATTGCCATTTTCGTCTAGCTCCTCTTCATCACTCCCATCATCTACTCCGTCACCATCACCAAAGAGATCACCCTCTCCACCGATGATACGTGCAGTCCTCGCACTCTCCTCAGCAACAACTCGGCTATGCTCCTCATCGCCATATCCACGCATTGCAGCCGCAGTCTCGGCGGACAACAGCCCAGTCGTCTTGTCTTTCTGGACGATCTCAGACCGAGTCTTGTCATCATCGAAGTATGGGGCCTCATCGATCTCTTTGTGTATCTTCGCCAGGTCGTCTTGAGTAATGTCTGGCATCAGCAGAATCTCAGCAACTTGCTTGTCGATCCTGCGTTGATACTCAGGTGATCGCACAGCAGAGCGGAGGCCCTTCAGTTTGCCCGCTTCTTCGATACGATCATCAGTCGTCTTCAGCGTGTACTTCTCGGGGTATGTGACCGTGACTTCCATGTTCTCTTCCCCAGACATCATATGGAAGAGCTCAGCCATGTCACGCTCACCCGACTCGAGCGCACGGCCGAGGTAAGCGAGGCCCGCCTCTTCACCGACGCGATCTGCCATCTTGGACGCACCCGACTGCTCAACAGCCTTGACTGATAGGCTGACGAGAGCGAGGTCGACGAGCGTCCGGATATCCTTGATGAGTGTATCTTGTTTCTCCATCGAGACCTTGAGATTGTCGACTCCCGGGTTGATGAAGTCGGGGCGGTCTGTACCCTCTCTATATGTCAGCCCCTTGCCAATTCCGATACGTCGCTGCTTGTCCCCGCTAGTGGTTCCAGGGTCTCGTTCAGTCAGCGTATCCTCGCCCGATCCTGCGCCGTCCTGCCGTGCCTTCGTCCCTCGAGCGCGAATGCCCTGGACACCCTTCGGCAACTGCTGTGTATAGATCGGGAAGTTCCCTCGCCAGAGGAAGTCCATGTCTGTGCTGGCCAGGTTCAAGAGGGCTATCTGATGCTCTGCTATCTCACCCATCAGCGAGGCAACCAATCGGAATTCAACAATGGGGATTCTGTCGATGGGAAGCACACGGCATTCACCCATCGTCTTACCTGACTTGTCCATCGTCTTAACGAACACGCCAGGCCCAGACATCTCACCAGCACATGGATCGTTGATCGGCCCCTCTGGCACCATCTTCATGTACCGATAAATCTGCTCAGCTTTATACGCTAGGCCCGTGTCTTCGTCGGTGAGCTCTCGAGTGAGTTCGAGAAGGACCGCTGAGAAGTTCCCGTTTTCATCATAGGCCCAACTCAGCATGTTCTCTGCGTTGAGAGCGTAGAAGTACGGGTTACCACTGTCTTCTGCTCGCGTCACACCTGACGAAGCTTCTGGTGCATCGACTACGACGAATCGCTTCCCTTGTGTGAGCAGCAGCGGGATGACATCCAGCACCATGAACGAGTTGATGGAGTTGTTGAAGCCATCCACGTTTGTATTCATGATCCTCTGGTACAAGTCAGATCCTGCGCGCTTTACATCAGGGATCCGTACAGCGAGAGCATTGCGGATGATATTGATGGCGCTCCGCGCATGGGCGGGTATGTACGTGATCTTCTTCCGAAGGATGAAGTCATCTGTATGCTCTCGCTTCGAATATCGTTCGAGATACCCATCTCGGAATGATATCCCTCCCTGATAACAGAGCCTCCACTTGATCCACTCTGCGTACATCTCCATGTACTCAGGGTGCCGAATGCTTGTAAGCGTTAGCGCATCCTTAGCCATTGCTGTCCCTCGCTTTCAACGTGGCTGGATCGACGAACCACAGCCCTCTTTCCCTGACGACCGAAATCTTGAAGTTGACTATGACCAAGCTGAGGCTAGCCTGCTTGACCATGTACTCGATAGTGGTGGGCGTCCTTGAGATGACTTCGAGATGTACGTCATTTGGGAGAAGCAGATGATACTTACCTAGTGTCTGCTGTAGGCCACGTGTAATCTGCGATTCTCCCATCCTCTCGTGAGTGCGCGTGATCATGGCCATCTTTCCCCATGACTGGGTTTCCCATGCCTTCAACCACGTAGCACACACAACCTCTGGAAGTACATCTACGCCGATCTGCTCACCCATCGTCGATCCCCTTATCCGAGTACAGCTTTCACTTGACCGAGAAACTCAACGTTTGCTGCTCGACACTCCTCCAATGCTTCTGGATATGTCGTTGCTTGCTTCACACCGATTCGCCACCCACGTCGTGTGCTCAATGCGGGAGGGTGACGAAATCCATGGAATCTTGTGCTAGAAGGAACAGCAACGACTCGCCTCCCCAGCAGCGTTGCCCAGTAGGCGCCATGGTATGTTGTGGTGATGACCGTCCGTGCGCTGGCCAAGAAGTCAATCACCTGCTTAAAGTACTTCCCGACTGACACATCCCGTGGACGTCGGTTCGTCATCTGTGGGAAGTCGTTAATGTTCAGTGAGCCCAACTGGTAATGCTCGTAACAGACAGCGTCTCTGATTGGCTCGGGGATATCATCAAACAGCGAGTCCATGCAGCTGGCGCAGGGAACCCACTTCAGTCGATGACCTGTGAAGTCACGCACACCCGCCAACGTAAAGCGCATCATCCACGACGGCCACGAGATCTTCTGTTCGTTCATGTTGTGGCCGACACCCCAGGCAATCTTATGATCCGACTTGCCCATAGCGAGAAAGCGGAGATGCATGAAGAGAGTCTCATGATACAGACCGCCACCTCCGACGATGAACTTCCCCTCCCTGTCTTGGCGGTCGAGGCTGCGTATATCCTTGGGCGTTGCTCCAAGCTCCGGGAAGTAGCGGCTCGGATGACACACTAAGTCACCGATGTTCTCAGTGTTGCGGACGTGGATGTTCAAGACCATGGCTACCCCACCACTTCCTGGAAGTCACCACGCTGCAAGAATAGCCATTTCCCAACGTTGTAGAGTGTGTCCACGACCGGCGAGATGGCGAGCATGACCGTAGTGAAGATCCACCAATGCTCATTCTGGAACGGCACGTTGTTCCGCAGGTAAATCCACACGCCACCGCAGATGAGGTTGACGTAGTACGGAGCAAGATACACATGGGCGCTCGGCTTCCATCCATCGAACGTCAGCCAGCGTGTGTATCCCCAATACCAGCGAGCGTTGCGCTTGTGTGGGAACACGTTGAACTCGATGACTGTTCCACCTGTCGCGGTTACTACGATAGCATGAGCCAACTCATGCCGTATTGTGCTGAGGATCTGGTAGAGCGGATAAGCAAGGATGTGCCACAGATAGATCGACATCACTTGCCTCCCTTCTTGGCCTTTTCGCTGAATGTGAAGTCTTCATTGCGCAACGATGGCAGCTCACCGTGCAGCGTTCGTATCTTAATGAGCGTGTCCTTGGTTAGCTTCACCGTGCGCCTCGCTTCAGCATCAGCTTCTCTGAGCCTCGCCTCTGCCGTCTTGAATGCAGCGTCCGCCATGTTGATCCTCCGACGCACATTGTCAACGTGCACTCGCGAGCGTTCGAGCAGCTTGCCTGACGAATCGAACATCTCGTGAGAACCGCGGACGAGCTCATTACAGATGCCGATCAGTTCGTCCATCGATTCAGCGAGCTTCTTGAAGTCATCCCCGACTGGGCCCTTCTCAATGAGCTTCTCTGCCCTCTTGACTTCGGCCTGGATGACCGCCTTCTCCTGCAATGCGACTTCCGACTGTCGGGCCTTTCGTATGGTCGGGTTACCGTAGCACGTCCAGCAGATATCCAACCGTACAAGCGTCAGGTTGGTTCCAACTGGACCTTTGCCACAAACCTTGCAGGTCTTCCGACCGTCTGCTCTACTCTTTTTTGCCATCTTCGACCGCCTTCTCAAACGGGCTGCTTACAGACAGGAGGACTGGTGGCTGGGTTTCGCCCGACAACACCCACAGCCATACCTTCCCCGTCTTGAGAAGCTCGGCCTTCTCCTCCTCGCTCAGTTCCCACTGCGAGATGCAGTATCTCCCATCACGAAAGACTGGGAGTGAAAGACACTCCTCATCAGTCATCGATTCGGGTTTGTGCAGTACGCCGTTCGCCTCCTCGAATTCCACCGGTTTCATGGGATCCCCTTTTCCGACGGTACAGAGTTACTCCTTGCATCCGACGATCAACGCGCAATGCGCTGCGTTCTCACACTTGCTATGGCAGCGTGGACCGTAATTCTTATTGAGGTCTCCACCACAATCGCAGAACGTGGCGTTGGAAAGTATCACAGTACGGAGAGCAGTCGCTAACGCCTTGCGCCTCTCGTCTCGACGATCCAACTCGGTGATGATGTCGATCCGAACCCGGACGCGGTGTTCCTCTGGGTTTACTGCATACGTTTTACAGAGTTCGGACGATGACTTTGACAGTAGATCGCTAGAACCGCTCATTGGTGTCCTTCTTTCGGGCAGACAGGTGGTGCCGGGAATGATGCATCACCACTACGTGTCACACCACCTACCCATCACCCGCACTCACTCCCGATCCTTCAAGTCGTACTTCTCGGCGCCATTGATAGCACCCCGTAGATATGCGATTATGCGTTTGACGTTGTCCTTCCCGATCCCGGCGGACACGTTGATCTGCTGCGACTCAACATAGCCTAACGCTGCATCGACCACGAGATAGAATTCCTGAGGCACCTTGGACTTCAGCAGCTTTTCGAGTTCAGCTATGGGTAGCGCAGCGACCTGCCCTGTCTGTAGGAAGTCGATGAGCTCCGAGGCATACTTCTTGATGTCTGCCTTCTGCTTCTCGACGAACTCAGCCTTCTCGTACTCGAGCGAGATGGTCGTCGACCAGTCACCACCTGCTCTTAACGAAGAACGCTGGAAGTTGAGACCGAGGGGCATTCCACATCCACTGCATACGAGCAACACGACCAGTGCGTACTTCACACGACACCACCTTTCCTAGATATGCTTAACGTGAGGCTGGATCATATGGGACGGTCACCACTGAGTCAGCCTCTATTCCAACGCTTTGTAGCAGGTCTGTACGGTATGCTGGTCACCCTCATCTAGCGTACCACTGAGCCTCTCCTGTATGATGCCCAAGGCAATCTGTAGTGAGCTGGTAAGAGCTTTGATCTTTTGGCTGTCAACGTCACCCACTTCTTTCACCAACTCCAAGGCGGACCTGGCAATCCTTCGGTCATCGTCGTTCATCGCACGATGCCGGAGCTGCCTAGCAGTCGTATGCAACGACCGTTTGAGCTGACCCACTGTGGCGCGCAGCTTATCGAGCTCCACGTCTACTTCGTCGATGTAGTAGTAGTTCGCGCCTTCCTCTTGCTCGAACATTACATGTGAATCATCACACGCTATTTTAGTCAGAGGCATTGGTCTTCTCCTTATCGTTTCTGTAAGCTAGGAGTAGAGACCCCAGCCATTCCTGCTCAGTCTCTGAGATTCCCGCACCATGATCCACCGACCCACACTCTGAGCAACCCCACTCAGTGCCGATTTGAAAGCCATTCACATCGCGGACTGTCTTGTTCATGAACAGACGACGTGCCTGGCATGAGTGGCAGTATGATTCAATGGTCTTCATGGTTATCCTTCTGGTCGCTCGATTGTCATACCCACATGAATCTTGATACCGCGTCCCATGGACCAGCCGCTCATCGTCAGCTGAAGTTCATTACGGAGACGGCGCAGTACCTCTTCTATGGCACCGTCGTCTCCCCTCATCTTCCGGCAGTCATCAGTGACCCAAGCATGGAGAGCCGGAATTCCTTCGAGTTGTAGCGACACTATTGTCCTCCCGGCCACTTGAATGCTTCGGCCTTCCCCCACAACACCGCCCAGGCATCTTTGATACGACACCATAACGAACCGAGGAGTGGACGAGCAGGTATCCACCTGCCATCCTTCTCAGTCTGTGTAGTTTGTGCGTGGTCGATCAACGTATAGAGTTGCCACATCACTCACCATCCTATTCATGACACTCGACAGTGCATCTTTACGGGCATGTTCACTTACCCTCTGTGTCATTCAACCGATCTGATTCCTCCATTAATTCGTCCTCAATTTCGCGCCGTAATACAGCTAACACACCGAGAACTTCCACATAAGTGATGTCATACTCCTTGCGAAAGTAATCAAGGACATGATGAAATCTGTCAAGAAGCTGATCTTGAGCTTTTGCTCCCATCACTTACCGTCCTTCGTATCATCGGGGAATGGAGCATCCTTTGATCTCCATAGATCGACACCATTGTGACAGATACCATTCTTGTCGTCTCGACCGAAACGGAATTCACAGTGGTCATGGTGCTGGCAATTGTCGCAGACACGGGCCTCTTCGTCTTCGTCTTCTTCGTCTTCTGCGTATTCAGCATCCTTCTGATGCACTTCCTCAGCCCCTTGCATGATGGCGGCGAGAGCATCTTCTGGATGCTTATCCTTGAAGTCAGGCGTCGTGCTCAGCATCCCAGCGGCAATGTGAATCGCCGTCTTCTGGAACTTGATGATAGAGATGGCAATATCGACTGTACGGCCACCCTCTTCGAGCCTATCGCCGTACTCTTCGATGACGAATGCTGTGAGCTTGTCGATCTCTTGTGAGACCTTCTGAAGCTCATCACTGACCTTGCCAACCTCGGAGAGCGCGACGACCGCTTCCTGTGCCTTCCGAAGAGGCTCTGGTACTTCCTTCCAAAGCTTTGCTATTGCCCTCGCTGATTTGGGGTCCTTGGCGACCAGGGTCTCGAGGCGCGTCAATGCTTCATTCTCTGTCTGTCCTACTGAGTGGAAGCCAGCACACTCGAGGTCCCACCCCTTGCCGTTCGGCCACTGTGTGAGCTTTGCGGGTTTGCCTGCCAGTGATCGTTGCAGATTCAACAGCCGTTCTGAGACTTCCATGCTACACTCCCCTTATCGCATGATTGATAGAAACTTCATCGTGTTTGACTACCACGACGAATGGGCCATCTGACCCAATAAACACGATGTACTTATCCTGCCCTGCTCGTCCGCTCTGCAGCTGCTCAGCCAAAGCATTGACCGCGCCTTGTGATTCCCTGTACCTCTTCTCCGCGTTGTCTCTACGCTCGAGCATCACGGTCATCTCGTTATGTGCCGCGATATATTGCTTCGCTAGCGTGTGGAGTTGTTCATCAGTCATCATACTCCACCTCCATCGGTGAGCTTCTTTGCCTTGAACTCTTCGAAGACCATCGGCTCTTCCTTGTCGATGATAACACCGTCAGTGTCACGCGCCAGATCGTACAGATAACTGCAGTACTGACGATACTCCGAGACCATGCGACGAAGATTCCCTATGGCCTCGGGTACCGCGTCCTTGACGAACGTAGCAGGCGTGATGATGTCGAGATGAGCGATTAGGAACTTCCGAATCTCATCGATGTGCTCAGCAGCTGTGCGCATCTTTTCGTAATCCTCCGGACCTTTAAACGTCATATCCTCAAGGATCTCAGAAGATACACCGAGCTGTTGCTGCAACTCGAGTATCCAGCGTCGTGCCTCATGCTCGCGCTCAGTCTTGTACTCTGATGGATCGAGCAGTTGCTTACGGAGCGTTTCCTTAGGTGTTGCTTGTCCTTGCTTAGGATCCATTGTCATCCCCTCCCACCACGAACCCATCCACAACGCTGATGTTCCCAGCAGTTCCGATGAGCAGCACAGTGTCCTGGACAATGACTGCACGTGGTTCGGTCGCCATCTTCAACTCGGCGAGGACATGAGCATGCTGGTCACGTTTCTTCTTGATCTTGCTGATTGCATCCTTGATTCTCGATTCTTGAGTCTTGAGGTCTTCGAGGTCACCCGTGTATCGTATATAGTTCCGAGCAGCTATCTCGTGTCTACCCTCCATCACTTGGTCTCCTCTTCTGCCAGGTAAACAGTGACGCCTGTCTCGTGAACCACATGAACGACTACAGCATTGTCAACGATCCAGGTTCGAGTGCGAATGTTGTTGCCAACCTTGTTGAGCAGCTTCTTCGCGATCTCCTCCTTCTTCTTCTTGAACTCATCAAGCTCACGCTCCAACGAGCTGATGTCCTGCTCGATCTTCGTTGCTTGATTCCTCACGACCACCAACTCTTCGGCCAGTGTCTGACCTTCGCCCTTCTTCTTGTCCATCGTACTCATCCTTTCACTGATCCCCGTACTACAGATACTCGTACCGCGGGATAACCGTCGCTTATGACGATCATCCCGTAGACAAGTATTACTTCTTCTTTACCGGGCAAGACTGACCCGCCTGTTGGCGTCGGCCTTTCCCGCTACCGGTGCGTGATTGGAAACTACCTTTGAACGGCCCTGTTCCATCACGCTTGCCACGTTGCTTTGCGCCCATGATTCACCTCCTTCCTAATATGGGTTGTCGACCTCTCCTTCCTCGCTTTCGTTGATGAGCTGGATAGCCCTGCGCAATGCCATCTCTGCACCATCAGGACCATCGTCATAGTCACCGTTTGGAAAGTCCATGAACTGCTGGCGCATGATCACAGCCCCTGGCGAACGACGCTTGAACTTCACTCGCTTCCTTGTGATGTACGAAGTCCATCGCCGGATACGGACTGGCTTCGGGATCTTCCCCGTACCTATGCCCTCAATAGGAACGAGTATTTTCTGGCGTACTGCTTCGTTCTCACACTCAGGTACGATAAGTTCCTGGAACTGCTCGTCCTCTACGACTGCCACATCAGCTTCGAACTCTGACGCTAAGTCAACGTATCTCGCCACCATATCTTGCATCGGACGGCGTGACATATCAGCATCAAGATAGATATTCAGTTTCTCATCTATGGCCAGCATCACGATAGCCTGGTAGTCACCGACCTTGTCACGTTTGCCCTTAGATGGGTCGAGCGCCATCACTCGGACGATGCAGTCATCCGGCCACTCGTCGAACCAGACGTCCTCACCTTCGAAGAGATCAGGCATCCACTCACACTTGGACGGATCGATGGGGTTGTTCTGCTTCTCGGACTCAAATGCAGCGTGCCCCTCTGATGCTCGCATGAACATTAGAGCGTAAAGGTCTTCGAGCTCTGGCCACAGCACACGCGCTGATTCTACCATCTCCTTTTCATGCTGCTCATAGAATCGCTGAGCGTTAGCGTCTGCCTCCTCGACCGTCACCGAGTTGTCTCGAAGAATAAGCTCCCACTGCTCCCACAGGTCCATCCGATCTGGCCACTGCTCCATCGCAACGTAGAACGACGTTTCCCAACCCGGCAATCGGCTGCAATGTGAGACGAGACAGTCGCGGTGCACTATCGTACCCGAGACAATAATATTCGTACCAGGTGCACCCGCCTTGAAGGCACCCTTAGTTGCCCAGTCTCGAGTAGTGGACCGAATCTGCTTTGAGTACGCTGCTTCATCACCTTCTGGATCATCGATAATGAGGAGCGTTGGTCGATCCGCTCCCTTGCGTCGACCACGTATTTTCTGACCAGTGCCGAGAGGTTCGACTCTGATCCCATTCTTTGTGAGAATGCCCTCACTGCTCCACTGCTTGCCCTTGCCACAGACGGTAGGGTAATCTCTAGCGAGCGCATCATTGTTCTCCAACTCTTCTTGAATACCTTGGACGTGCTTCACCGACTGACTATATGTGTCAGCCACTGGGATGATGTACTTCTCACTCTGCGTACAGATCGACCACATTGGGAGCAGGAAGTTGAAGAAGGTAGACTTCGCATAGCCTCGCGGGAACACCTCTGCTGCGCGAACACCCCGCTTCTTCGACCAGCGACGTATGCGCTTGTCCATCTCGTGGTGATGTCGACCCCACGGCCGAGTGAAATAATGCGGGAAGTACTTCTTGCCCCACGGCAGCAACGATGAACGACCAGACGTTCGGCTCGACAGCGTCTTGGCTATCGTCCTGCGTATGGTGTCGCGGATCTCTGCTTGTCCTAGCATCCTATCCCCGAGTCATCAACTTCAGACGAGCATCCTCTTCGACTTTGTCCATCAGTTGAATCGAGCGTCCGTCTTCGTGCATCATCCATCCATCGAATCCGAAATGCGCTTCCGCCATACTGTGCAACGTGAGGTATGGTTGGCCACGCTCTAATTGGAAGACTTTAGGTTTGAATCCCCGCTGACTCGGCGTTACCGTCACCTGAATCTTCATAGTCGTCTACCTCCTGTGGGGTTCGTTGCTCGAGCGTCTTCATCAGTTCATCCCCTAGCTCGGTAACGAACTTTGAACAGTCTTCTTCATCCATGTACTTCGATGCGACATTCTCAGCCAGGTCGGCAACTTGCATTGCGATCTGCACTGCCTCCTGCGCAATCATCTGTTTGGCATTCTGGAGGATGAGTGCGTCTGGGACCTTGCCCTCGAGTCGATTCCACAACTCCTGGAAGAACTTGAACTCACCGAGCTCGGACTGCATCACTGCGCGACGAATCATCTTCTCGGCGCGGGTGATCCGGTCGCCTCTGTGCTGTGTGGGTTCAGAGACTACACGCTTGAGTATTGCTGTGAGAGAGGGAGTACGGGGACGCCCGGCAGATGCTTGCGGGTCGAGGTTGACCATTCCCGCTCGAGAGCCGGGGTTGTTTCCCGATCCTACACCGGGCATCCTGATTGAGCGTCGACCCTTCTTCTTCTTTGCTTTCTTCGCCTTCTTCTTAGGTGACTTCTTCTTAGTTGTCTTCTTCGCCTTCTTGGATGCCTTCTTCTTTGCCATACCGTTACTCCTCCTACTCTCTCCGGCTACTTTTTGGTCAGCTGTATATTAGGGGCAGTATCTGCAGAAGTCAGCGGTTTTTGGCAAGAAAATGGTATGTCCACTGAGGTGACCTCTAAAGAAAAGACCCCAGGTGGTTAAACCTGAGGCCTCTTCTTCAGAATGTACAGATGTACGTCGTCAGCTACGCATTTGCTCCGGTGAACCTCCCGCTTCGGACTGTGGGCCTCCAGGCGGTCGCCGGGTTGATAGACTCGCGCACAGTGGCAGCCCCGCACCTCACGCTCTCCGTTTCGTGAATGGTCGGCGGTGGCGTCCAGGCCGATCTGTGCTCATAGTTATTCACATTGGTGAACGCCGTCTGCACCACACTGGAGCAGGCAGAGCATTCCATGCACATCTCCATCTGGGTGTAACTCTCCGGCGGTCCGGTGCACACCACTGCCACTGCCACTGCGATCAACAGTAGCAGCAGTGCAACGACTCCGATCAGGCAACGCATACGTGCCTCCTTTCAAAGGCCCTCAGTGAATACTTCGAAACGTATCATTTCTTCCGGGATCTAGCAGCCCGTTTCTTGGACTTCCTGGCCGCGGAAAGCTTCTCCATCCCACCTTTCCTGAGATACCAGTCACCTATCCCCACTGCGTCTGCTTCGTTGTGATCCTCTCCAGCCCAGTCCCAGTACTTCCGAACCCGCTTCTGCGTGATCTCCTTCGGAACCGTACCCTTCCACATCCTCACTGGAACCAATCGAACTCGAGCGGGATCAAGCTTCTCTCGCAGAGCCATAACGAGGCCGAAGAGCTTCAGAATCGCACCCGAATTCCGAGCGGCTGCACCCTTCCCCGAATCGTAGTGACTCGGAAGCTCGATCAACACTACACTGCCACAGGGTATCTCAGAGTAAACCTTGCGGATCATCTTATCGTGTGACTCGGGCCATTCAGCAGCAACCTTCAAAACGCCCGAGTCGACCAGCTCCCATTCATCATTCCTCCACTCTCCAGTCGAGAAGAACGCCCATCCGAGCGCTTTCACCGACGGGTCCACACACAATACAGTGCCCATATCCGCTCCTTTCGCGATCGATAGCAGCATGGTAATTTCATCAGACACAATACGATATACTCCAACAGATCGAATGCAGATTCTCTTCTGGAAGTCTCCAAAACCATACCACGAGAATCTATGCTACTAGAGTATGGAAGAGAATCGCTTCTCACAATTCGCCCAATAGACCCCGTCAGCACGCTCCAATCGCCGTTTTGGCCAAACGTGCCCGCAGTTGCCTCATACTCAAGGATAACCGAAAGACAGACGATACCTGCGTTGGAGACGCTTAGAATCCTCCCTAGCCGGCTCTGGGCACACAAATTCGCGTACCTGCGTCTCTGAAAACTTCACGGAAGCCCATTTCGACTGGCGTGCTAGAGTTTGTTCATGAAGTTGAAAACCACCACAAAACACAGATTCTTGTCGGGCTACTCCGGTGCATATATATGTATGATGTAAGACCACCACTTTGCTCCCAGCCCATCCTATCTCCCCGCCAGCGCGCTTTTAGACACTTACACTCATATATATATATACATATACATGTTATCTCTTATATATAATATCATATGTAATAATATATCTCTCTCACACACACGTACTGCTGGACGTCCCCCGCGTGTTTGTGTGTGCGACGACAACGCCCCGTGTCTGTATCTATATATATATGTATGAGTGAAAGATTCTCCCAAACGGGCGGTTGACTTTCGCTGCGCGTACATTATAAACACGCGACGGAAAGGAGCGCGCCATGAAGAGGTTGGAGTGGACGAGAGACGACAATGATAGGCTGCTGGCCAAGCTTGACGACATCGAGATGCTCATAGGCTGGTGGTGGACTGAAGACGATGAGATACAACACGCTTACTACAGGATCTTCGAGAAGGGTAAGCAGATCAAGAAGAGCAACGTCCTCCACGGCAAGACTGCAATCAGACGTACAATGACTGCTGCACGTAAGAAGGCCGTGGACATTCTCAGAGAGCGATACCTAAGACTTCAGTCGCTGCTCGAAAGCTACGGAGAGATCTAGAATGCAAACGTTCCTACCATTCCCAGACTTTCAGAAGAGCGCTCGTATACTCGATAACAGGCGACTCGGCAAACAGCGGGTTGAGACACTTCAGATTCTGAGAGCTCTGACATATCCAAACGCTGCATGGCGCAATCATCCCGCTGTGAAGATGTGGAGAAACCATCGCCATGCGCTCGCACTCTACGGCGTCACTATATGCCGTGAGTGGCGATCCCGGGGATTCTGTGATCGTACAGAGGCCAAGATTGCACGATTCCTCCCGTGTCCCCTGAACCAAAAGCAGCACAGACATCACTGTCAGATTAGCGAGTCACAGACACAAGTGAGAGTCGAATACTACGACTACTACTGGGAGTTCCCACTACCGAGCTGGTTCGGCTCTGAGAAGTTCCACCGAGCGCATCGGTCGAACCTGAAGCGTAAGGATTCAGTTTATTACAAGAAGTTCCGGATCTCCAGCCGCCTGCCGTACGTGTGGCCAGTATAGGAAGAAGCCAACAATGGAAGACCTTGTAATGAAAGCGTTGGTCGACGCACTCCGGACGATACACAGTCCCGCTCAGATGCTGGACTACTTCTTGAGGAAGTACCCACATGCACAGACCAGCCCAAGAAGATGGTGGTGTCTACTCTTTGAAGAGATCCGTCGATATTTCCATGGCCAGATGGCTGCAATGATTCCGATGGTCGCCTATATGAACTATCAGCAGATTCTCAAAAGCGCTGAGACTCTGTTCGTCGCTCAGTCACGCTCAATCATCCACGTATTGGAACGGAGGATCACCACATTCTACCAGAAAGAATATGATCCTTCTGAGCAACTAGCGTATATCCACACCATACGCAAGTCACTGCTCAATATAGCCAGCGCCATAATGATAGCGAAGGGGATGCAGAATGCCGGAAAATGAACAAACAGCACACTGGCCGAGACTCTTCACCTGCCCCATCACAAAGGAAGACGTGGAGCGGGACGACCTCGGAGAGATCATGGTCAACCCCACCTTCAGCGACAAAGACAAGATGATAATGAACCTCTTTGAAGGCTGCTTAGACTGTGACATGAGAGATACGTGCCTGGGGCCAGTGCCATACGTGCCGGCGACACGTCCTCCGTGCATCATAGTTAAGAGGGAATTCCGTGGAGAGTCTCTGAGCAAAGAGATGCCACACGATATCGAGCAGCTGATCCTCGACAGCGACTCACCCCAGCCAAACAAAGAGGGCAAGTACGTCCTCACAATCACATGGGAGGCGAGCGATGACTAAAACCAAACTCCAATGGATGGAGTGGGCTAGAGGATACGAGTGGCGCACGAACCTGCGCGGAGCCCGTCTCGGTCTGCGTGTGTTTAGACCATGGAGGAACGACCCCACCTGGAGCTACCAGGTGCGATACATGGGCACACAGGCCAAAGAGGACAATGGTTTCACCTCGGCCGAAGAAGCTAAGCTCGCCGCGGAACAAGCTGCGCTTGACCTCCTGCGCTCATACTCGAAGCAAATCGCTGAAGATCTGGAGAAACTGCTATGAGCCTGAAACCCCGATTGAGCTGGACCTGGTGGCCAAAGAAGTTCTGGGGCGTGACGATCAAACACAAAGACGACCCCAATCTTGAGTTTGACCTCACAGTCTGGGAGGAACACCCGGGTGAGTGGAGTTTCAACATAGACGTCTTCGACTCGGCTAACAGCATGTGCAACACGAAACCGCTAGCAAGTGCGGAAGAGGCCAAGATCACTGCCGAAGTGACCTTGCTCACATACTTCAAAGTGATCCAGCAGCGACTAGCACAGATGGAAGAGGAGTTCGTCAAATGAAACCCAAGCTTGAATGGAATATCGCCGGTGGTGATGACAAGTACACCAGATGGGATGCCTACGTCAACCCCAACTTGGTGATTCAGATCCACAAGTGGGAAGATGACGATTTCTACCGGTACCAGATCATCTCGCCGTGGCTCAGGGAAGAGTTGAACGGACTCGTGTACGACGCACTAGAAGAAGTCCAAGCTTTCGTTGAGTTGAGAGCATTGGGCTGTCTCAAGGCGTTGGAGAAGGAGATCCACAGAGTAATGGAGGCCCTAACATGATGGATGACACACATCCGACGAAGCTGACCTGGCGTCGAAACTACAGGCTGTTCGAAGCGTTTCTTAACGACTCTGATGGAGACCCAGCATTCCATCTGATGATAGAGAAGATCCCCGCCGGCTTCTACTTCCAGATCGTGGGGATCAACGACGCCATCAAGACGATAGCGAAGAAGACCTACCCAGACATCGTGACTGCACAGCAAGCTGCAGAGAAACAGACGCTCAGCATCATAGGCAACATGATCGCCGAGTTGGCTTATATGAAGGGCATACTCGAATGAAGTATAAGGTCAAAGTCTGGTGCAACGACTGTACCGGCGTTGACGAGCAGGGATGCAACGATGGCTTCCCATGGTACATCACCGATGACGACAGCAACATCCGCCTCTTCGACACTGAGGCTGAAGCAGATGAAGCGGGATGGAAAGCGGTAGACGGTGTCGGCCCGTGGAGGTTCGAAGTGGAGGAAGTCGATGAGTAACGACAAGCCCAAGCAAGTCTGGACGCAGCAGGGAACACATGAGCTATGGGTGGCGAAGGTCCCGCCCATGTTCATTATGCGAGTGTTCCGCGTCGACTCCGGATACACGTACACGGTCGCCATCAAGGGCAACTTGGAGCAGCTCCTCTCGCGCACCGCATACGGCACACCCGAGATTGCCCAACTGTGGGCTGAAGTGTCCACGCTTGGATACATCAACGATAAGATCGGCGAGTTCGAAGACCTACGAAAGAAGCTGATGACATGAAGCTAGACTGGCGACCCAATGGACATGTGGATCTCTTCGGATGGATATACGCTTTCATATTCAGCTGTGGAGATCGCTGGCAATACACAGTACACATCACTGGAGCGTCCAACAGACTTCATGGCGTCACCGAGGGGTACGCAGAAATGGATGAAGCGAAAGAGGCGGCTGAGAAACACATCATCGAGCATATAACATATATCCAGAAACAACTCGGAAGCGTTTTGGAGGTAATGAATGGCTAAGCCAGGAATACAGTCAGAGAAGCTGCAGCAGTTGAGGCAAGCATGGTTCGATTTCCATGATTCTCCACAAGACCCGATTGTTCAGAAGATATTCCGGACGGGGTGGCTGCACCACCTGAACATGGACAACACGGTAGGGATCATCATCGAGCTGATGGAGGAAGGTCACTTACGCAATTGTCCGATCTCTCAGAGGCATGAGGGCTGTGAAGAAGCATACCGTGAGACCTGTGCTCACGTCCACTGGATCTTCAACAACGTACCGATCCGGATTCTCAGGGTTCCGACGATTCTCGGTCTCGCTGGTCACATCTTCCGCGTTGTCATTAACATGGAGGACGAAGAGATACCAGAAGTGCCAGAGGGAACAAGCGACGCTGAGCAATTCTTCCAACTCAAGAAGATGGGGCATGAGGGGAACTAATGATGGCAACCAGAATCGAAGAGCTAGAGGCTCGGATCGCGGCACTCGAAGAGGGCAACGTTTGCCGATGCAAGGTCAACGTAGACGGGGATATCTACGAGACTGGCTGCGAGAGAGACGTGTATGGTGGGCATGAGTGGGCTAGCTACAACTACTGCCCATTCTGTGGGAAGAAGATCGTTCGTGAGTAACTTCACCTATATTGAGATTCCTGGTTGGGAAACCTACGGCGAGTTCAAGCGTCGTCCGTTCCACTGGTGTGACGATGCTCGATTCCTAGTGGGAGACGTGGCTTGCTGCTTCTCTTGCCACTACGACCAGGACGAGTTTGGCTATGAAATCTGCGGCTTCGAACATGACGGCGTAGAGTTCGAGGTCTGCTGTGCGCTGTCTGGTGCCTTCGACAAGATGAGGAATCCAAGATGAGGCGTTTCTTTCAATGGCTCAGCTGGCTGTGGCGCGGCAAGCCGATGAACATACGCAGCGGCTACCACTGTGGCTGTTGCGGGAAGTGGGTCTGGATGACATTCTCGATCCGTGACTATGAGGATACATGGGGCCCGACAGCGATTGGCTTATGTGAGGAGTGCAAAGGTGAAGATTCAACAGTTCAAGCTTGAACCGTACAGCGAAGCCACTCAGCGGTTGAGGATACACTCCGGCAATCGCTTCATGCACATGGACTGCATGGGACATCACATCGTCCTCTGGTTCATGGTCAACGAACAGTCAACCGAGAAGGACGTTGACTTCAGAGTGATCAAGACGAAGGCGCGGGGACATGGGATTGCTGCAATGCCTCCATTCCACTGCATCTACCTCGGGACAGCGACGAACGCACTGCTCGAAGCATTCCACGTCCTGGCTCTTCAGCCGGGCAAGCCCCACAACGACTTCCCGGAGAGGATACGGGTATGAGAAAGCTCGGTCGACAGAAGAAGCCGCGGTGCAAAAAGATGATTATGAGGGGCTTCCATCACCACCAGTGTCAGCGAGCAGCCTGGAAGGATGGGTATTGCAAGCAGCACCACCCGAAGTCAGTTGCTGAGAGGCGCAAGAAGAAGGAAGAGAAGTTCAATCGGATAGCCGAAGTACGCAGGAAGCGAGACGAGAGATACCAACTCCTCAGCAAACTACCCAAGGCCGTGAGATCTGCGTGGCCTATGGTGAAAGATAAGTGGAAGAAGATCTGCCCGGACTGTAATGGCATCGGTGAGTGCGAGGAATGCTGGTATCTCACACTCAAGAAAGCAAGGGACATAGACTAATGGGCATTGGAACTGGAATCGCAATCGCGGGCATCTGGATTGGTGCGGGGATTGCCTGTCTCAATGATTACTTCGGTGAGTACAAGTGGGCAATCCTCTTCTTCGCGTCCCTCGGCACATTGATAGTGGCGGTGCTATAATGCAGGAATTCAAAGACGACTACCCAGAGAACACACCACCCAAGACGGTGTGGACATGCCGAGACTGGTACTTCGATGAACCGACGAAGCTCACAAAGCGGGATGTCGAAGAGACCGAGTGTTCAACTTGCTCTGACAGAGCCGAGTGCAAGGGACCGGTTGAGTACCAGTTGAAAGAAGTTGATGATGCCTGAGAAGCTACCGGTCGGCACACGGATCCGGTTCCTGCGGGAACTATCACAAGGCCCCACCGGCGATACGCCAGCATTCCTGTTCGCTCCGAAGGGTGGGCTGGGAACAGTGGTCGAGGATCCGCGTGGTTGTTGGGAGGGTCATATGGTCAAGTGGGACGGGTTCCACCGACCATTTGGTGCGCAACTCGGCGTGGAGTTTGAAGTGCTGTCAGTTGATAAGGATGGTAAGTAATGAAAGTCGAGGTTCTATTCCATTCGAGCTCAACACCGAAGATCATCAAAGATGCGGTATCCGTCTACACCAAGGGTCTCTTCGTTTGTGTGCAGAAGAAGTCGGGGCTAATACTAAAATGGCCAGAGTCTAACGTGTTCCAGGTAGCACACATGCATGGAATGCACGAAGGATCTTCGATGGGAGGTCGTTAATGGGCTGGGGCAACTCGAAGTGCCAGGGATGCAGTCAGAAGGAAGAGAAGATCGCAGAACTGCAGAAACAAACCAGGATATCCGAGGCCCATTGCATAGAGCTAGGTGAGAAGGTCAAGAAGTTGGAACGCGGCATCCAGAAGCGTGACGGGCACATGCTCAAATGTCCAGAAAGCAAGAGACGTAGACGACTTGAAGAGATCAACAAGAAACTGATAGAGGCCTTGGAAGAAGCAGTATACGCAGCAACACACAACACATGCACAAATCGCGTCAAGTGGCAAGCTGTAATTGCCAGGGCCAAAAGAAAGTAGACCACTAGTCAACCAGGAGGTAAGTGATGGCACTCGGGAATGATGACTATATCGACAGGTTGGAACGCAAGTGCAAGAAGCTGGAGCAGAAGCTAAACCTCGCAGAAGCAAAGACATCCAAGGTTGAAGTTGAGCTGTCTGACAGGCTCGTGAAGTTCGACCAGATGGCCGACGACTTCAAGAAGGATGCCGACAAGGCCGAGTTCAAAGCTATAACACTACAGCAAAGGCTGTACGAAATAGCAGACGAACGCGATAGTTGGTGCAAGATAGCCAAGAGACTAGAAACAGAAAAGCAGCAGTTAGAGGCCGAACTAGAGAAACAGATGACAGAGGTCGCCAAAGCTGATGCATTAGAGGCCGAGACAGCATCACGCGAGGTGGACGCTATAGCTCGTGCCGAAGCTGCCGAGGCCACAGTGCGGACCATGTCTGCGAAGATCGAGGAACTAGAGAAAACTCAGAAACGCCTTATGAGCGAACGAGTACGGCTAGCAGGACTTGCAGAGAAGGCCGAGGTAAAGATCGAGGAGTTGCATCAGAAGCTCCTGTCACACGCACAACAAGAGCATCCTCACGAATACGAGGAGTTGGTCGAGGTACTGCACCGTGAGGAAACGCTTAAGGCCAAGGTCAAGGAGTTGGAGCAGCGGCTATTACTCATTCCACCCAAGTTTGCGCCCACCGTATCAACTGTGGCTGGCCTGATTGCGGAAGCGGAGAAGATCGACAAACGCAATGTGGAACTGGATGCCAAGGTAACGGAGCTGGAGGACGATTTTCGCCGCATCAGCAATGAGTGCGACACGCAACAGGCCCGGGCAGAGGATGCAGAGCAACGCGCCGAGAAGGCCGAGGCCGAGCTGAAGCAATCCAACGATACCATTGAAGGAATGCAGACCGAGATCGAAGGATACGGGGCCAAGGTCAAGGAGTTGGGGGCACTGCTGGAGCGGTCGGGTGCATCTGAGCAGGCTTCTACTTCCCCAGACAAGGAGGCAGACAATGCTTCGGATCAGTGAGATCAAGCGGCTTATGAAGATCAAGCAAGCTGTTGGCGCTCCGTTTGAACATAACAGGGCCGACAGCACCAGATCGAAGGACGACCAGAAATGCCGCAAGTGCGGGAAGACTGGTCATTCACTTGACGAGTTTCTTTCACCGTACGACGGTCTCTGTGCAGAATGTTCTCCAAACTCTGCCACCAACGTAAGGAAGCGCATCGAAAAGGCTTCTACTTCCCCCTCCGAGGAGGTAGACGATGCCACTGAATGACGACCTCGCCGAACTGAGGCTGTATGTCGAAATGCGATTGAGCAAGGCAGAGAGTTACGTCAGCGAAAGCGAACGTGGGCAAAACCGCAGGAACGGATGGGAGAAGTGGCACCGTCACAATCTCCCAAAGCGCGAGATGGCGCGGGATAAGTGGCTGCGGATACGAAACGGTATCGACGCCTTGCTTCGGAGCCAGAGTGCCGAGAAGTCATTCTGCCCGAAATGCACGTCGAAAAGTGCATCTGATAAGGCTTCTACCGGTAACAGGGGTGAGTGATGGATCAAGAGCTACTGAAAAGGCTTGGCAAAGAGCATTGTGCACTATGCGGCCGAGGCCCCAAGCCGCCCGGCTACTGGCTAGAGCTTCAGCAAGATCCTCTGGTTCCGGGTCAGTGGATATGTGGTGCATGTGGCAGCAAGACGGAATTGCGTAAGGCCCAGAAGTGCATCGCGGAGTTGGAAGCGAAGTTGGCCGAAGCGGACTCTGCTAATGGAGCGTTGATGGCAATGCGCGACCGAGCAGAGAACAAGGTCAAGGAGTTGCAGAAGCGCGTCTTGGAGTTGGAGTCCGAGCGTAAACTAGAGGCCGATGGTAGCGAAGATTTGAATCGCGCCGAGACCGCATTTGCTCTCGTAGCCGGCCTCCGAGCCAAGGTCAAGGAGTTGGAGGCAGCGCTAGACGAGAAACAGAAGCAGAGGAGGATGAGTGATTAACCTACCGAAGCCAAAGACGTGTTGCGCGATTGGCAGCTATGACCACACGGTGCCAACGGTAGTGGCGGGGCGGGTGCACGGTGTGGACCTCTGCATTTCGGACATAGTGGCCGCGCTGAATGCGGCGAACATCGAAACGATTGGGTCGTGCTGTGGACACGGTACGCAGCGCGGATACGTGCAGCTTGCAGACGGCAGGATGCTGCTAGTAGACATACAATCAGATGGCAATGCGGAGGTGGAATAATGGGCCGCGTAGGTACTATCAGGGACGTTAAGCGGATGTTGGCGCTGGACGCGGAAATCGCTGCGCTGCAGAAGAAGCAACGGGCGCTGTACGAATCCATAGATGGCTGGAAACCGCCAGCAAAGTTGCGGCCCATGATGCCAGAGGACGTCAAGGTCGGACAAATCTACTGGGGCCATGTCGATGACCCAGAGGAATGCTACTGGAACGAGATCGCAGAGATCATCGGTAGGCCAGATGACGAGTTCAAGGCATGGTGCGCTGCAGACGGCTGCCGGTACGGGATCTGGGAGAAGTGGGTCCAGGTCTAGCTGAAAGATTATCAGGGGGCAGCGAGTGACATGGAATGGCGGCGCCGGGCAACCGGCTGACTACAGCGTAGGGGGCACGACGTGGCGACAAGTGGCTATGACACACAGAGGCCCGAAGCCCAGGACACCCGTTGCAGCTTGATATCTGCACGCAGTCGCCACCATCGCGTGGGCACGCCCTGCCGCCAGGCCGCTGGTCGTTGCGGAAGGACAACGAAGGTATGAGTTACGCGGACGACATCAGCAGGGCCGATGCCATATCGAAGTCTGAGGACTGCTGTGACCGAGCGCTGCAGACGCTTCGTGCCGCGGCACATCAGCTGAAGCTGGCCTGTGACGCCATGAAGGAATCAGGAATGGCGAGAACAACCGGCCTGCAAAAGGCGTTGAAGGAAGCCGGCAATATGTGCGAAGGCACACACAACCTGATCATGGACAAGCTGAGCGAGTGGGGACGGCGATGACCTCCGACTCCATGTCGGCAGGGGGTGAGAAGTGAAGTGTTCGCTATGTGGGGCACATATTAGCGGCGTTTTCGGCGCGGACTACCGGGACTCAGTTACTGGATTGCAGATCTGCCGCGGGTGCTTCACATCAACCGGCTGTAGGAATTGCGCCGAGAAGGACAAGCGCATCGCGGAGTTGGAGGAGCGAGACCAGAAGCATATCGCGGTCGAGTTCAAGGCACAAGCGGACCTTGAGAAGGCCGAGGCTGAAGTCAAAGAGCTGAAGTCTCAGCTCAAGCACCTGGAGACGAAGCGACTCGCCCTCGCCAACAAACTGATCGACATTGCGAGGATGGCAATGGAGATCGCCGAGAAAGAGAGGGAGTGATGATTTGTGCCAACTGTGGCGGCGATGTGAGCTTGTGCGTATGCACAACTAAGCCACATGAGGAGTTTGCCAAGCGGAACAAAGACATCCAGGAGCTAAAGGCCAAGGTCAAGGAGTTGGAGGCAGTCGTGGAGCGGAAGGACATAGAATTGATGACTGCCACGAATCCGGTTGTGCCAAAAGAAGAGTGGAAGCAGTACATTGGCGAGTGGAAGACACGCGCCGAGCGAGCCGAAGCCAAGATCAAGCGTGACGAAAAGCGCACAGTCCAGGAACACCGTACATTCGACCACAACGAGAAGCTGCTAAAGGGGCAGCTCGAAACCAAAGACGCTCTGTTGCGTAATGCTCTCGATGACTTGAAGTACATCGTGACGTGCCTTGAGTGTATTGAGAAAGCCACGATGAAAAGCATACCGCTGGCTGACCGTTTCCGAACCACAATGGCCAATATTAAGGTAGAGATCCAATGACACACGAACCTGATCAAGACTTCATCGTAAGTCACGCAGCGTTGATTGCTAGCTGGACGAAGCGGAAACTCCAAGAGATAGGGTTCACTGTCTCGACCCACGACTTCGAAGACATCCTCCAAGAGGTCAAGCTCAATATATGGCGAAGACAACAGAAAAGCCAGCTCGATCCGAGATGGATTCCTAACATCGTCTGGTACGCCATCATCGATCTCTTCCGCAAGGACCCCTGTTTCGACCGCTCGACTGGGCTGCGTAGATGGACAACCACACGACTCGAGCATCATCATCATGGTCTCCTATACGACGAGCAAGAAAAAGTAGATGGTGTGGAAGACTTCGAACTAAGGGATCTCCTAAGCGAGGCTTTGGATCCCCGGGATTTCGTTATACTTGAAGAAGTTGCTGCTGGTCGGACACAAGCCGTAGCCGCAGAGCGGGTGGGTGTCAGCGAAGCTACAGTTTCTAACGTGATACGTAAGTGCAGAGCGTGGGCATACAGCAAGTTCAGGGTGGCCTAGCATGAGCGAAGTCGAACTCTACAGGATAATGACCATCGGCCTCATCTTAGTGGCGGCCGTCTTTCTGATTGGAGCGTGGCGGAACAGATGATCAAGATTAAGTCAATCAACATAGAGAAAGGTGAGCTCGAGCAGGTATTCTCGATTCTGCCGAGTAGCGAGCCAGATCCTGACTGGGTATTTGTTGACTCAGCAGGCAATGAACACCGATGGGAGAAGCTGAGAAGTGGAGCCTGGCGTGTGCCAACGCTTAAGTTCGTAGAGGGCGAACCACCAAGGTGTGAATGCTGTGACCAAATAACCGGCGAGCCCGACGCCTGGTGGGAGGCACCGACTGGCGAACGAGTAGAACTGGGAATGCGGCCGTACACAGGACCCGAGAAGGTGCACACACTTCCAGGCCTACCACCGGAAGTGTATTTCGAAGTCGAGGCAGACGAGTTGTCTGAGTTGGTGGACATAACAACCAACGAGTCGAAGCTCATTGACCTATCGTTGTGCATTGTAGAGGGTAGCATAGATCAGAAGCTAACGGGCAGAGCTGCCGCAATCAAGTGGGCCGACTTAGATGGTGTAGTAACCGCAACGCTACTGGCCAGGGGTGCCGTTGAGAGCGAGGAGAAAACTGATGTCCAATAGGGAACTGACTCCTCGGGAAGCCGAACTGTTCGAGCTGCTGATGGTCAGAAGTGGGCAGATTGAAGCATTGAAGAAAGCCCACAAACAACACTGCCGAGATATGCAGGACTCCATTGACCGGGAGGTTGGGTATACTCAGGTTGCCCGTAACAGACTCGCAAAGTTCTGCCAGGAGATCGGTGTCAACCACCAGCAAGACAGCGCAATCACCGAACGTTTACGCTTGCTTCTCAACTCAGAGAGAGCGGCAAAAATTCTCAAGAAGCACCCGCCGAAAGAAGTGGTCGATGTCCTCAAGGATTGTCACACCACGTTGCAAATGCTAACACAAGGGCCAGACCAGGTCAGCGAGTACGTTGAGAAGTTGGTCAGGCAGGTCGGTGATATCGTGGAGAAAGCAGAGGAAGCTCATGCCAAGACATAGAAACTACCGCAAGGTACTTCACAGAGCCCACGACTTCCGCCGGCGAGCACACGGCATTGCGGAGGAGGTGTACGGATCGAAATGGGAGAAGCTGAACGAGCGACAGCCAGGGCTCAACGGTGGTTTCGGGTATTTGGAATTACTGCTGAACGACTCGCGCTGGGCACACAGTCCATTTCTCGCGTATCGCCTGCGGTGGGAGAAGCCTTTGAAGCCATGGCGCGGGATTTCAAAGCGGGACGCCATGGTTGCGGCGTCAGTGATACAATGGCTTGGCACAAATTGTGGTAAGGCATTCATGGACGAGTGTGAGAAGGAGATAGATCGACAGAAGAAGATCCTGCGCGCTGAAGAGAAGCGTAAGCACACGTTCAAGTATTACGCGAAAGCCATGGTGCCTGGCTGGTGGGCCGCTGTCAAGAAGAAGGAAGAAGAGTTACGCAATATCAGCAACTCATGGAGCAGGAGAACATCGTGAGGCCTATACCAAAGACTTCATTTCCGAAGGAAGTGCGTGGTAGAGTTGAGGCCGTCAATAAGGCCATCAGAGCTTACTCGCGTCCTGGTCATGGGGTCAATCATGAGTACCAATTAAGGACCCACGGCCGATGGCTTCCCCTGGCGGTCGACTTGGTCCGTGCTTTCGAAGACTTGTATACTGCATGTGGTTGGAAATTCAAATGGCCAAAGTACTTGGTTAAGGCAGCTAAAGATGCGGGGATGATCTAATGAAACCGATGCCCGAGAAGGATCGCAACTGTGGGAACTGTGCGCACCAAGCCACCATGGTCTGCGTCACGACGTGTGAGGCCAACGGTCCGGAGGACCTCGGTAGCAAGTGGGAGGAATCGAAAGCATCCCTCGAGCATCGCGCAGACACTCGCATCGAAGAACTGGAGAGCGGCATCAAGAAGTACCTGGACATAGGCATGTGCAAGCATCCGGTGTGCGAGAATACTGATGATGATGTGGAGATCATATCATGCACCGAGCGGGGCCTGTGTGAGACGCTATACGGAAAGAAGGACTGATGTCAGTCAAGCGGGTCAAGCCAGTCATGTTGAAGTGTTCGACCGCGAGCTTATGCTCTCGTCCGTACGAGAGGCACAGGCATGGCTGTCCGAACTTCGGCAAGCGCAAAGGTTGCCCGCCCATTCAGCGGTGGAGGAACCACTGGATCGAAGCTCGAACGTTCATGGCCATTTGGAATGTGTTCCCATTTGGTGAGCACGTTAAGAAGATGCGCAAGGCACATCCGGACTGGAGCAAGCGTCAGGTCGAGTGCTGCTTGTATTGGCAGGGGACAGCGAGGAAGCAGCTCAGGGCCAAGGTCGACGAGTTCAAGAAGAAGCATGGCTCCAGCTGGAAGATATACTACGTACCAGAAGCATTTGGGTTGAACGTCACCGCCACCATGGCGAAGATCGGCGTTCACTTGGAGTGGCCTCCGAGGAAGGTCACATATCAAGTTGCAATCGCTGTACAGAAAAGGAGGACGTGATGGCGAAGAAGAAGCAGGAGAAGCTGGTCGGCCCGCGGAACACGGTGAGCTGTGTGTACTGTGGCAAGCAAGTGACAAAGCGCAAGTCAATGGCGCTGGAGGCACAGCCACAGTACCGAATCTGCTGCACTCACGTCTGCCTGATCTGTGGCCAACCGCTGCGTCCTGAAGACGCCATAAGTGCGTTGGTAAAGAAGGAAGGTGGTGAGGTAGTCGGAGACGTTCATCGCAGTCATATATACAAGCCTTCGAAGCAGCGGAGGAGTCGGAACAAATTCACGAAGAAGAGGAGCGCATGATGCCGGGATCAAAAGATTGCCTCTTGAGTCAAGAGGGTCGATGTGAATGCATTGGCCACGAGTGTCGTGGGTGTAAGAAGTTCGAAGCAACGCCAGCTGCAGAAGAACGGATCATGCGCAGTGAAGAGAAGAAGGCCTTCTTATTCTTGCTGGCTCACGATGCCGACAGCATCAGCGAGGTGGAGGTTGTTCGAGAGGGTGATGATAGTGGGTGGTATCTTCTCATACACCCCGCAGATGTTGGCGACACATGCAAGAAACCATTGGAGGATACCTTCGAGATACACGGTTACCACGTAGACGAACTCATCGAGTCTCTGCGCCACTTCTTCTATGATGAATTGCGTAAGCGGATCAAGAACACGCGGCGTCAACTCAGGGAACTTACGGAGGGGATCGATGACTAAGTTACTACCTATTTTGCTGCTCGGACTTTTCGTCGGCTGCGCTAAAGCGCCAGAGGATATAATACGCGAAAAGACGAAGGAACACGCGACAGCTGCACTAAAGGCTCCGTCGACTGCGGAGTTTGGACCGATTACCGTATATCCAGCGGTTGACCTTTCAAAGCTACCGCTTGAGGTCACCACGATGTGCATAGCGAAAGACCGCCGGCTAATCACAGTGTGGATGACCACTGGGTATGTTGATGCTGAGAATTCATTCGGAGCGAAGATACGAACCGACTATGACTTCTACTTCTCAGTTAAAGAGGGTGAGCCAGTCGTGTTTCTGTACGCGAAGTGGAGGAAGAGATGAGAAGTACATGCCCAGACTGTGGCCGTAAGCACATAGCCGAAGCAATCGTCTCGCTGGGCGAGGCGCGTCTTGGCTATCTGGATCATGTGTGGCTTGCCATAGGTCAGTTGTCTCACGCAGAGCAAGAGCTGATCGAGCGATTCCCCGACATCGCGCTCTATCTGCGTGAACAACGGATTGAGTTGCAGCGCGGGAGAGACGTACTGCTACTTCCTGTGATCCGCCTGATCTCAAGCTACATCGAAGAGGAGGGTCACGTATCAGACGAGAACTTCAGTGAGCGTCCGCGTGACCTGGCGTTTTCGTTCACAGACTGGAGTGACCTCGAGTATATTAAGAGGGCCGTGAAAGCGGCATGGATCAGAGCTGGTGGAGAGTCTGATGAACCGAGGGAGAATCAGAACCATGGCAGCTAAGAAGAAGCCAAAGGCCAAGAAGGCGCCGCCAGTTAGCAAGGAAGTCTACGAGCGCGTACTCCAGATGGAGCGCGACAAGCAGGCGTCGACTCGACTCAGCCAGATGGGTAAGTATTCTGGGTGGTCAATCAGCCAGATCGTCGAGAAGATGCTCGAGATTGACGACACGCTACACTCGTCTATTGAGGGCGCCCAAGAGATGATCAACGAGAGTGAGGAGTCAGTAGCTAAGTCGATTCTTGATGGCAGCTTCAACGACGCCGCCGAGGACATCATATCGAACGCCAAGAAAGTTGAAGAAGAGCTTACCCTCTTGGCTCACGTTCTTCAGCAGAGATGCGAGAGGGCTCAGGATACGTTCACTGAGAAGGTCGACGAGTTCAGGGAATAACACATGACCAAGGCTGAGTTCAAGAAGATACACAGCAAAGCAAGCAACATGTCTGAGCTCGCTCGGCTGCTCAAATGTACGCGCCAGACAGCGTATCGCTGGTGCGAACGGTTCGGGTGCAAGCTAAAGGTAGGTGTGCCCGGAAGTGAGCCAAGATATACAGATGCTCAGATGAGGAACGCATGGAAACGAGCAGGCGGGAACATCGCTGAAGCTTCAAGAATCCTGGGGTGCACTTACGTCACTGCGCTTACTCGTATCAAGAAACTTGGGCTCAAGCCTAAAGGTAAAGCTGGAGTGACTATTCAGTCGAAAGTCTACGGTGACTTCAAGTTCCTGGTCACCGTGCAGGACATTGCTAGTAAGTACAGTATCGACTCGCGCACAGCCAAGCAGATGTTGATGAGTGAGTACAAGAAGCATCCACTCCCGGGCGGGAATGTGAAAAACGTCCGTGACATCAAGTTGGCGAAAGCTATCGATGACGACCCATCGATCCTCGAAGAGGCTCAGACAAGATCGGTGAAGAGACTACGTGACTTGACCGGCATACAGAAGCCGTGGATTGTTCGATATCTGAAGAGAAGGGGAACTGAGTAATGGCGAAGATTTGGGCACCACAGCAACTGAAGCCGAAGAAGTGGAAGGGTCAACCATTCCGCTACGCTCATGAGAAACTTGATGGGTGGAGAGTCACCGGATACAAGCAGAGTAGCGACAGTGTCTTAGTCTTCGGCAAGGATCACCGACCACATCTCGAATACATCGAGAGATTCCCGAGGCTCAAGAAGACAGAGTGGTACAGAGCGCTCAAGCGTGAACCGGTCCGCACAGCTTTCGACGCAGAGATAGTGGTTCCCGGCAAGCCAGCATCATTCGTGTCCACCGCACTGCGTGATCCAAGCATTCCCATCAAGATCGTCACCTTCGCGGTCCCATGGCTGAGGGGTAAAGACTTCAACGCACCTCTGGTAAAGGTCCAGGAATATGTCGAAGAAGCAGGGCTGGACTTCGCTCGATGGTGGTACGTCGACCACAAGGCATTCAAAGATGGCGACAAAGACAAGATGCTCAAGTTCGCTGAGAAACTGGGGATCGAAGGCTTCGTCCTCAAGCAACACCACTACGAGGGCTGGTTTAAGGTCAAGGCAGAGCAGACAGTCGACTGTATTGTCACCGACTGGGAGGACGGTGAGGGCAAGTACGAAGGTCAGATTGGAGCTCTCGTCGTCTCAGTCCTTGACGAGAACACAGGACACTGGATTGAGATTGCGAACTGCTCGGGGATGACCGACGCCGAGCGGAAGCAGATGTCGAAGCTTCGCAAGGGGAACAAGATTCTCGACCGGGTCTGTGAAGTCAAGTATCAGAACGTCTCATCAAAGGGCCGGCTGAGGCACCCGAGGTTCGTGAGGTGGCGCAGTGATAAGCTCGCCGAGGAATGCACGATTGATCAACTGGAAGAGTGAGAGCTGAAGGATTGCCGACCTCCTGACGGAAGGGAACTGATGATGGGCCTTGATTGTTCACACGACGCTTTCCACGGGGCATACCAGGCATTCAACGGCCTCCGTCAGAAGGTGGCAGAAGCCTGGGGAGGCACGTACCCACCACACAAAGACAAGACCCTCAAAGAAGACATGTGGTACGCACCAGACGAATATCCAGATCCACAGAAAACAGCACCGGGCCTGTTCATCTTCTTCACACAGAGCGACTGTGGGGGCGCCATATCGTGGCTGGACTGCGCAATCGTAGCCAAGGAACTTGAGGAGCTGCTACCAAAAGTAGCCGAACTCGAGGACGGGACGCACAATCATATCCAATCAGTGGGTGGCTATGCCGCTGCGCTCAAGAAGTTCATAGCAGGGTGTAGGCAAGCTGCACATCTGAAAGAACCGTTGACATTCGGATAGGAGAGATCGATGAAACCACATTGTCCCCACTGTCATCAAGAGCTGGTGATCAGAAGTGGCAAGCATGGGAACTTCTGGGCATGTCCGGGCTACCCGCAGTGTCGGCACACTAAGGACTTCAACGACTGGATAGTTGAGTCCGTCGAGAAACTGGCTGTTGCGCTCGATAAGCTAGGAAGGTTGGCAGGAATTGACTGGAGGGATGAGTCAGACGAAGTTTCACGAGAACTTCGACAAAGTGATGAAGCTGATGATGCAGAAGCTCCGACCGAGGTTCGCAGCACATCAGTTCCATCAAGCAATGAAGGCGACCCACCACCTTTCGACGAGCTTCCGAGTAGACCTCCGGGAAATGGAGGGATGGTATGAGCCCATGACTAGCTTGGAGGAAGCTATCCTCCGAGGTGGTCAAGCAGTGGGTGGGTTGCGGTCAGCAGAGATGTACTTCTCGTTCCACGGGCACATCACACTCGCCTGTAGTCGATGGGAGTGTATCTGGAGATGGGATGCCGAAAAGCAAGAAATCGAAATCAAGAAGGCTGATGAAGCATCAGCTGCGCGCCTTGAAATTCATCCGTGGCCACACAGGTCAAGCGGGCTCGTTCATGGCACCTGGTACGGGAAAGACGCTTACGTCAATACGCTACGTGAAGGGAGAGCAGCACCAATTGGCTTTGGTGGTATGTAGGCGAGACGACTTTATGACCTGGGAGCAGGAGCTGGAGATGGAGCGTCAGCGTGAGCCATTCATCATCGACTCTGGCAGGGTAGACCTGGGAGAAGCCACTGAATTCTGCATGGGTGATGGCAAGTGCCGGTGGATCTTGACCACGTATGATCTGATGAAGAATCCAGAGATTGGTGAGTGGGTAGAAGGCGAGCTGTTCGATATTGTCATTGCTGACGAGTCTCACATGATCAAGAGATGGAAATCATCTAGGACTAAGGCGGTGATCCGCCGCACTCGCCACATCCCTGAGCGTATCGCAATGACTGGCTCACCGATCACCAACGAGCCGCTTGACGTGTTCAGTCAGTGTCTCTTCATCGATGATGGCAAGACGTTCGGCTCTAATGAATGGGCCTTTAAGCGGAAGTACTACCTCAAGTCAGGGCCAGGGTGGTACAAGAGACGTGGAGCAAAGGACGAGATAGCTGAGAGGCTGAAGAAGATTGCCTTCTACGTTCACGAAGACGACGCAATGAAGCTGCCACCTAAGAAGTCCATCATTAAAGGCGCTCCGATGTCGAAGAGCCAGGCAAAATCATACCAACAAGTTCTCGATGAGTGGGAGATACTCATCGGAGAAGATGTTCTGGAAATAGATCAGGTCATCGTCCAGCTAGCTAAGATGAAGCAGATTGCTTCTGGGTTCATCTACGACCAGGAAGGTAAGCCACACTGGATGAAGTCCGAGAAGATGAACCTCCTCTTTGATCTGCTAGAAGACAAAGACTACATGGGCTCCAAGCCGAAGGTGGTCATCTGGGCATCATACACAGCAGAGATAGAAAAGATCGCTGAGATAGCTCGGAAGAATAAGATCAAGTGCGTAACCTTCAGTGGCTCCAACCGCAAGAAGAAGGAGGCAGCTCGTCGGCAGTTCAGAGACAATAAACGCACTCGACTATTCATTGGACAAGTAGACTCGGGTGTTGGAATGAACGAGCTGATAGTCGCTGACACAGCAGTCTACTTCAGCAACTCCTTTAAAGTCGTCTCCAGACAGCAGTCAATGCGCCGCATCAGAAGGCGAGGGTCTGAGAGACACAAGCGGATCACATATTACGACCTCATCACCGAGAAATCCGTCGATAGACATGTGCTCCAATCCATCAATAACAACATGGGATTCGCCTCTATGATCCTGAGTAAGATACGACAGTCGAAAAACGTATCTGGATTTCTTCGCTGAGGGTTGATCTTTCGCGTCTGTGTGATAGAAGTGCGATTTCCGGGAGGGATGCAAACATGGCCAAGCAGAAGAAGCTGATCCAAGTCGCTCCAGTCAAGCTCGTAAAGTTGCCGTCTCTGATACTCGAGAATCCGTTCGAGGACCCACTCCTGCCTGAGAAAGTAACGTGGACTGCCTCTGCGTTGAAGACTTTCCGCAAGTGTCCACGCAAATACTTCTGGAAGTACATCATGCGGCTCAAGCCGCGCCGGAGAGAAGAGTCGCTGGCAATCGGCATCGTGGTCCACGAAGCGATAGGCAAGTGGTACGCAGGCCGCAAGGCTTCGATGAAAGCGATTTCCAACAAGACGGTCAAGACTCTCGAAGACGACCTCCTCAAGACCCAGGCCCTCTACGATCAGGGTGACTACGATAAGTTCTCTGCTGCGGTTGCTACCCTGCGTGGCATGCTGCGTGGATATGCAGCGAACTACAACCGGGACAGGCAGAAATGGAAGCTCGACCGTAAGAAGGTGGAGGCGAAGTTCAAGGTCGACATGGGTAACTTCTTCTTTGCGGGGAAGATCGACCTTCTGACGCTCGAGCAGAAGACCGACGTTCTGGTCGAACACAAGACCGCATCCAACATAGGCGACTCATATATCGACCGCCTTCCTCTCGACACTCAGGTCCGCGCATACATTCTCGGTGCAGAACTTGAGTTCGGAATCAAAGTCGGCAAGGTCGTCTACGACGTGATCCGGAAGTGTAAGCTGCGTCGGAAGAGTGACGAATCACCCGAGGACTTCAACGACCGCATTGCTCTCGACTATGAAAGTCGCCCGGGCTTCTACTTCTACCGCGAGCCCCTCAAGTTCAACCGCGCCTCCATCAAGAACTTCCGTTTCGAGATGCAGCAGACTAACGAAGTGTATCAGCAAATCGTCGATGGAGAAGAGCCGGAGAATCCTCGCTCGTGGTTGCCGAACGATGCTCTGTGCAACGAATACTTCAAGCTGTGTCCATTCCACTCTCTGTGTCTCGATGGACTTTGCAAGGGTCACAATGCCCTCTACGAGCAGAAGAAAGATGAGCACGAAGAACTTGCTGATGGAGAATAGCGAGCGGATTCGCTTCAACCAATGCCTGGACGGAATGCTCATACTCTTCAGGATTGAGATGGAGCACAATGATGAAGCCGACTCTTACATGAGTGATGGTCGAATAGACATGGAACATCTTGCTTGGGCATTGAGAGATTACATACTGCAATACTTCGAGAATCACAAGGAATCAGAGAAGTGGCCACCACTTGTTGAGGCAGCCGTTACACGACGTCTAGAACTATTCATCGTTGGAAGGGCATTTGACCATGGACATAACTGACCTCTTTCCAAAACGAGAGCGTGTCCTCACCTCCGCTGAATTCTGGCACTTTGTGGAGAGCAGAGAAGACGTCAAGGTTCATGGAATGGTAGAGGCTGAAGATCCGAAAGACGACGCAGTCATCTTCGGCCTGACTGGGATCCCAGCAAGGACAAATACTGGGTGGATGATTGTTTCGATGCACCCCACGGAAACGCTGTTTCACTCGCTAGAAACGTGGACAGAGATCTTCAACGGCGAACGAGACTTGAAGATTATGAAACACTTTACCCGTATCGTTGGGTACTATTCTGAGCTCAATAACTGGAACATGTCGAAGATCGCCGAGTTGGCTGATCGTCGGCGCGGTCACTACGAACTGTAAGGAGGCAGAGGTGGCGAAGAAGAAGGCGAAGAAGAAGGGCAAGAGCCTGAAAAAGGTGAAGCCACTAGTCCTGCCGACCAAGAAGACGAAGCCGGCATCTGATATCACAGACTACATCTCGATGTTCTACGGACCCCCGGGTGTAGGGAAGACGACGTTTGTTAATGATATGGGGGACGTGCTGTTTCTCTCGACTGACCGTGGTACGCGATTCATAGAAGCCATGAGAGAAGAGATTAGCACTGTCAGCAAACTCGAGCGAGTATTTAAGGCACTAGAAACAAAGGGAGCAGCAGACAACTACGATATGGTCTGCGTTGACCATGTCGATGACTTCTGCACTATGCTCGAAGACCACGTCCTTGACAAGTTGCGCGTCGAGTCGCTCGGAGATGCTGGTTGGGGCAAGGGCTGGAAGATGTATCGTAAGATTATTGCCCTTTTCCTGCGCAGACTAAAGGCTCTCAACTTAGGCATCACATTTATTGCCCACGAGACAATCAAGACAGTGCGTAGCCGTGGTCAAGAACTAGAACGAACGATGCCCGCAATGAGCAAATCAGCCTGGGGGCTTATCATCCCAGTTTGTGACATAGTGGGGTACTGCGGCTTTAAGACGATCAAGAAGGGAGGAAAACGAAAGGAGATCCGGACGGTCGAGTGCGAACCGAGGGAAGACCTCTACGCGAAAGACCGGACGGACCGAGACCAGCCCGAGAAGGGCTGGGAACGGTTGGATGGTGCCAAGTTCGTTGAAACCTTTGAATAGGAGGAGTACCCGTGGCAAAGAAGAAGTCGAAGAAGAAGTCAAAGAAGGGCAAGAAGGGCAAGAAGGGACGCAAGAGCAATAAGGGAAGTACAAAGCGCAAGAAGAAGCAGGAGACTGAGGACGACGATGACGACGGTGAAGTCGAAGAGCACGGCAAGAGCGGAGCCGTCACCTTCGATGACATCGACGACTGGGACGATACCGAAGAGGCTCCGTCGTTCAGCGAAGTACCTGACGACAAGTACGAAGCAAAGATCGCCAGCGCAACGCTGAACCGCTCGAAGTCCTCGGGTCGTCGCCAGTGTTCGTGGGACCTCATCATCATCAGCGGTGAGATGAAGGGTCGCCACGTCTTCAAGCACGATGGTCTCGAGGACGAGCAGCAGCGGTCCTACTTCAGGCAGGCTCTGGCCAAGCTCGGTATCGCATGGCCGAAGAAGAGCGAGCTGGCCGAGACTCTCTCTGAGCTTGAAGGAACCTTCGCTGCAATCACCGTCCGCACCAAGGGTGAGTTCCAGAACGTTTACTTCGACCGCGCTCTCGACTCCGATGATGTCGGAGACATCGACGACCTGGACGATGATGGAGACGGAGACGGTGATGATGCTGCCGAGCTCGAGAAGGGTGACCGCGTCACCGCCGAGATCGATGGCGAGACGTATGCTGGCAAGATCATGAAGATCAAAGGCAGCAAGGCCACGGTCAAGTTCGATGACGGCGACAAGCAGACGCTGCCTCTCGACGAACTGTCCGCCGAAGACACCGACGATGACGGGGACGGGGATGACGACGGGGACGATGATGGAGACGGAGACGGGGATGACGATGCTCCCGAACTCGAGAAGGGTAGCCGCGTAACTGCAGAGATCGACGGCGAAACCTACGCCGGCGAGATCAAGAAGGTCAAGGGCAAGAAGGCCACCGTGGAGTTCGATGACGGTGATACCCAGAAGATTGCCCTGGACGACCTCACCGCCGAAGACGATGACGGTGATGGAGACGACGATGATGGCGACGGAGACGACGACGGGGACGACGGGGACGGTGAGGGCGTAGAGGTCGAGTTCGATGATGACGACCTCACATCGAAGGACAAGAAGAAGATCAAGAAGCTGGCGAAGAAGTACAAGATGGACCCTGAGGACTATGACACCACAAGCGACCTGCTCGTAGAAATCGCGGAATATTGCGATATCTCGGGCACGTACAAGAAGGCGTCAAAGCTCATCAAGGAGTGCGAAGAGCACGAAGACGACGAGTAGAGCCTAAACAATGGGGACTCTCGGTTCAACCCCGAGAGTCCCCAGTCTTTGGAGCGTCGATGAAAACACTCATCCAATTCATCAGGGAAACGATCGACCCAAAGGAGTACTACAAGAGCATCTTCCCAGAGATAAGTTGGGGAGGTGCAACTGAAGCTAGGGTCATCTCGCCGTGGACTGCGGAGAAAGATCCGAGCCTATCAGTAAACGGACAGACTGGAGCTTGGTACTCTTTCTCTGCCGATGATGAGTTTGGTGGAAAGTCGATAGTCTCATTCCATGCGAAATATCACGAATGCTCACAGAGTGATGCAGCAAAGCAGTTGTTCCAGCAATTCATCCATCCGACAGTTGACGAGCGGGCTATCCGTCGATGGGAACGAAGCCTCAATGGAACGCCCAGCGCGAAGAAATACCTCCGTGGCAGCAGACTAATCAGCCACAAGATACTAAAGCGATACCAGATTGGTTGGAACGGTAACCGATTCACTGTCCCAGTCAGAAATGAGTGGGGTATATGCGTGAATGTCAAGCTGTACGATCCACTAGCAAAGAAGCGCGGCCTACCCAAGATGCTCAACTATCACAAGGACGATGAGCCCAGGAAGTTTGGAACACCGCCGATGATCTTCCCGCTTCCTGTGTTGATAGGCTGCGAGGGTTTCATAGTCGTCTGTGAGGGTGAATGGGACGCGCTCGCATTGCTGTCCATCGGTATTCCGGCTGTAACGAGTACAGCGGGAAGCAAGTCGTGGCCAGATCAGTACACCCATCTATTCAAAGGGTTGGACGTTGTCATTGCATACGACAACGATAGTGCAGGGGAGAAGCACAGTAAGAAGTACGTGTTGAAGCACCTACTCAATGTTGCAAAATCAGTGAAGCAAATTAAGATTCCAAAGGTGTATGGCAAAGACGTTACCGACTGGATCCTCAACAAGAAGCTGATGCGCAAAGCTAAATTCTGGGAGCGAGAATTCAAGAGGGCCAAACTGCTGGTGGAGAATCCTGAAGAATCACCAGACAACCCTGACGTAATAGATGTTCCATTGAACTACGCTAGCGAGGCTCAGTACTTTATGAAACGAGTGAGAGTCAATGCACTAGTGAGTGGCAAGGATACTGCACCCTATATGTTGCCCGCTAAGTTCAGAGTGACCTGCCAGCAGAACTGTGATGAGTGCAGATTAGCGGAAGAGGAATTCGTTGAGCGTACAATTGATCCAAAGACTCCACTAGTGTTGAACCTAACAGACGCGAATCAGGCATCCACTAGGAAACTAATGCTCGGGCTAGCGGGCATACAACCGAGGCCACACTGTAGTGCGAAGATAGACGTAGTCCAGACATTCAACGTTGAGCAGGTCTTGCTGATTCCGACGCTCGACAACACCAATGGTCAGTACGTGATGAGATCCGCATATTACGTAGGCCACGGTCTAGCAGCTAACCGATCATACCGACTTGAAGGGATGACGCTTCCACATCCGAAAGATCAGCACACGACACACCTCTTTGACACTGCGCACCCACTGCAAGGTGAGATCGAGACGTTTGAGATGAGCAAAGACATCAAGAAGCAGCTCAACAGATTCAAACCTGGTAAGTTGAAGCCATTAGCGAAGCTCATGTCACTGGCAGAATGGCAATCAAGAAACATCACGAAGATTCATGAGCGTCCTGACCTCCACGTTGCCGTGGATCTAGCGTTTCATTCGGTGAGAGCATTCAATTTCAACGGCGAGTTCATCAATCGTGGAATGCTCGACATACTCGTCCTCGGTGATACTCGGTGTGGGAAGGGCTACGTCACAGAACGACTCACACGATACTATGGCCTTGGTGACGTTGCCTCGGGAGAGAACTGCACATTCGCCGGACTTGTTGGAGGTTTACAGCAAGTCGGGAGCAGATGGTTGGTGACTTGGGGTGTCATCCCGCTCAACAACAATCGCTTAGTGGTGATAGATGAAACGTCGTCACTCAGTGAAGAAGAGATCGGCCATATGAGTCGAGTAAGAAGCGAAGGTGTCGCAGAGATCAGCAAGATCATTAAGGAATCGACACAGGCTAATACTCGACTCATATGGTTGAGTAATCCGCGGAGTGGTAGGCCGATCATGAGCTACAACGCAGGAGTAGAAGCCATCAAGGAACTAGTGGGAGCCAACGAAGATATCAGCCGTTTTGACTTCGCACTGACTGTAGCGACTGATGAGGTTCCAAGTGAGATCATAAACGCGCCGGCAGATAACAGCATCAAAGATGCCGACCTGTATCCAAAGGATATTTGCAGGTCACTTGTGCTCTGGGCGTGGTCGAGAGACCCTGACCAGATCGAGTTTAGCAGTGGCGCTACAAAGATGATCATTAAGGAAGCTATAAATTTCGGCCACTCATACTCTCCAACAATACCTCTAATCCAGTCGGAGAACATTCGTATCAAGCTGGCCAAGATCTCTGCAGCCATCGCTGCAAGGCTGTTCAGCTGCGACAAAACTGGCGAGAAGCTCATCATCCGATCAACCCACGTCCGGTGCGCGTGTGAGTTTCTGAAGATGATATACTCCAAGGCGAGCATGAGCTATCACACATTCAGCCGATCCGCCCAGGCCATCTCCAAGATTAAGGATCCGTCAAGCATATTCGCCAATCTTGGCGCACAGAGACGTGCAGCCATGGGTGGACTGCTTGAGATTCATCAAATCACTCCCGACAGTCTAGCTGACTTTACGGGAGATACAGTGTTGGCGAAATCGCTCATTGGTGAGCTCGTTCGTCTGCGCTGTATATCAAGGATCGAGAAGAGCAACTGGTACTTGAAGAACGCAGCATTTAGCTCGTGGCTCCGGGACCAGATGCGAAAGGGCAGGAGGAGTAAGCATGGCTGAGAAACTCATTCACTTCCCGGAAGATGTTCATCGGGTACTAACACTGATGGAGGCACACAAAGCCCCAAAGACTATCCAGGGATTTGACTTGATCTGTCGGGAGGCAGATCAGCTTAGACTGGGATTGCTAAACAATGTCAACCGCTCAAGCGAAGACTGGAAAACACGGTTTCTGCTGATTGGCCATGCCGCACTTAGCATCGTCATTGAGTGGAACGCCTTCGCCTTTGCTGAGCTGCTGCTTAAGAAGCATACGCTGTACGGAATCAAGCCGCTCCTGTTATGGCGAGAGCTGGGTGTCTGTGTTCGATTAACCAACAAGATCGAGCGCATGAAGAATATGATGGCAGACCCGAGTGCAGACACTCAGGGTGAATCTTGGAACGACACACTCTCAGACATAGTGGGGTACTGTGTGCTGGGGTGGTGGTTGAAAGAGAAAGGGTACTAGGATGAACATTGACGACGTAGCAATGGACTCTATTGTAATGCCGGAGGGTAGTGTGATAGCGGCTATCTTCGAGCATCAGCACGACCTGACGATGAAGTACAAGGACATCGAAAAGAAGAACGGCGCGAACTTTCCAGTGCCTCCCTGGAACATCGATGACAAGTTTGTCCAGTGGAGACTGAAGGATCTGTTCTGGCGCGTCACCGAAGAACTCGCAGAAGCACTCGACGGTGGCGGCTTCCGTGGTATGGCCAACTGGGAGAAGCGTTGGAATGATGATGCTGATGTCCGACACTTCTTCGAGGAACTAGCTGATGCGCTCCACTTCCTGGTTGAAGCATCACTAGTGGGTGGGCTCGAACCCGTAGACATTCAGGAGTACTGGGAGGCTGACATCGATGCTGGTGGGTCGACATCAAGCTCGGATATTCAGAAGAGCTGTGCCGATATCGTCTGGGCCATCGGCCTCGCAGCCAATTGCCTCAAGAACAAACCATGGAAACTGACTCAGATGCCAACCGACAAACCGGCATTCAATCGACACATGATGGATGCATGGTGTGAATTTATCGACCTCTGGGAGGGGTTGGGCTGCTCCCAAGAATTCGTTTACAAACTCTACTTCCGCAAGAACGCAGTGAATCAGTTCCGACAGAGGAGCAACTACTAATGTCCTTAGAGATCCATGGCAAAGACATAACCCGAGTAGTGAATGCAGCACTGCGCCACCACTTGGAGACTCCTCAACCAGACGCAGTGTTGAGCATAGAGACTCATATGTTCAATGTTACACTTGCTGCTGACTCCTGTGAGTATTCGTTGGACCTCGGTAAGCATGTTTGGTTGAACAAGTCAAGATGGACCAGGTTAATTAGGGAATATGTCTCTGCGGAAGATATCTGGCGGTTCCTTCGGCAGGCCACGGAGATCTATAAGGGCACGGCGAGAAAAGGCGCAACTGCAAATATGCTCTTCAAAGACCCAGTGAGGTACGAGAAGAAGCATCGTTGGGGTGGATGCCTCATGGGCGCCACCTTCCGTGGAGAAGAAGGTAATCACCCCACCATTACCTTCTTCTCCCGGACAACATACATGGGCTACATGGGATTGCTGGATGCAGGCATAGCTCATATCATGGCGCAATACATAGCCAAAGACTTGGATGATTTGTCGGGGATCGGGTTCCGATGGCACATCACGAGTCAGCAACTTCATTGTTTCAAGACTATACCGTACATCTTCAGTCAGAAAGACCTAATAAAAGATCTGGAGAAGTACGCCAAGAAGACAGATGCCTGGTGTAAGAAACACCTCACTCCAACGTGGAGATATATGACAAAGTGGTACAAGAAGATTCAAGAGGCATACGAAGAGCACGGCGTCAAGATGCTCAACAAAGAGAAATATGGTCCATTCCGCAGGATCAAGCGAAGGTGGCTCGAGTACAAGAGATACCTAAAGAAGAACATCCCGCCATCTTTGCTCATCTCCAACCTCGACTTTAACAAGGCGCTTTGACATGAGCAAGAAAAGCAGACTCCGGAAGAAGCGGAACGAGAAGTGCAGGAAGTGCAATCTGTACAAGTCTACAGTGAATCGCTGCGTGATGGGTCGTGGGGACACTAACTCACCCATCATGCTGATCGGAGAGGCCCCAGGTCAAGCTGAGTCAGAGACCGGCAAACCTTTCATGGGTCGAGCGGGTAGACTTCTTAATGAGATTCTGGTTTATATCGGAATCGACCCGTACATTACGAACTTCTGCAAGTGTCGACCTCCCGAGAATCGGACACCCGAGTTCAAAGAGCTTCGGAGATGCTTCACATACTTAGAGTCAGAGATCAAGATCATCAAGCCACGAGTCATTCTGATCATGGGCAAGACGGTAGCTAAGAAAGCGAAGTTTTCCAAGCAGCGGCTGACAGGCAAGCCCTTCTCGTGGTATGATTCAATTGCCAGGATTACGGTACATCCTGCATATGTATTGAGGAACCGAACCAAGAAACCAATCTTAGTGGAAGCCCTAGAGTGGGCCAAGAGGGAGGCGACGAAATGAGGATCTACACGAATGCACTCGAGGCGGTCAAAGAAGTCGAGCGTGACCTGTGGGAGATGGGGATCAGCGTTCATCCTCAGACGATGCAAGACAAAGACGTAGCCGACGATGAAGACTACGAGACGAAAGAAGTCAGGGGTTATGGCTTCCAGATTGTTGACGCTGCCTGGGACAAAGTTGTAGAGAACGCAGTCATCGAGCATATCCTTCCCAGAGAACAGTGGGAAGCAGTTAACGAATACATCTCTTTGGAGTACAAAGACCGCATCGGTACCGTCCAGCTGAACCCAGGTGGGTCATGGAAGGCACGCTCACAGATATGGAACGAGTTCATGCACGATGGGAAGTTTGCATATACCTATTCTGAGCGCATGGCTCCACAACTCTCTCGCATCATCAAAGAGCTGAAAGAACGGCCAGGTACGCGACAGGCCATCATAAACATCCATTCTAACATTCGTGGATGCTGCGAGCCGGAATCGAGCGTGACGATCTGCGCGGATGCAGACCTCAATAATATGGGAGGACATGCACGAATTCCGTGCTCGATGTATTACCAGCTTATGATTCGTGAGAATAAGCTAGACCTCATCTACACAATGCGTTCGTGTGATTTCCTGGTCCACTTCCCGGTAGACATCATGCTGGCTATGAGGCTGCAGACCTATGTGGCGAAGTGGCTCAGTCTTGGGGTGGGGTTATTCACCTATTTCACCGGTTCGCTTCACGCATACGTCAAGGACATGAGGGTGCGTGGCATCTTCTAACAGATGTGCATGGAAGGGCGATGGCAAAACGGCAGTCCGTAGAGAGTACGGTGACTGATATCGCTGCTACCGAAGGCGACAGCGACCATTGCCCGACTATGCTGAAAGGAACAGACGATGACGGAGACAATCACGCCGAAGTCCATCGGAAACCTGGTACGAGAGTACAGGTATAGGATGAGAATTAGCACAACAGAGCTGGCCAAGCGTGTTGGAATTTCACAGGCTCAGGTATCGCGCCTAGAGAATGGTCAGCAAGGGTTCAGGTCTGGAACACTCATTCGACTTGCAATTGTCCTCGGAGTGAAGCCATGGGTATTCTTTATGACATCTACTGAACGTCTCGCCGCAGAGAAGGCCAAGGGACTCAAGATAGAGAGCAAATGATGAGCAAGAAAAAATCACCACCAAGGTGCCCATGGGTCGGAGCCAAATTCCACGGGTTCAAACATCCGGAAGAGCTGCATGTCTTTCGGAGACTGATGTCTGCGAACTCAGCTCTTCCTCAGAAACAGCTAGAGCAGTCAGCTCCTGATAAAGACCTTAATGGTAGAATCTCGCATCCAGAACCAACAACTACTACTTCAGCGAGGTTGCTATCGCTAATAGACTGGGGCGTAATAAAAAGAAGAAGAGAAGGGAAGTACTTCGTCTATTGGGTCCCATTTACTACAAAGGCGTACATGAACCATAAGTATCGCAACAGGAAGGTCCCATGGAATGAGCCGACCTACTAGAGAGCAGATTCACATCACCACAGCCAAGATGTGGGCATTAAGATCTGTATGTAAGCGACTGAAGGTCGGTGCAGTCATTACTGACCTCTCTATGCGCCGCGTCCTTGCTGTGGGGTACAATGGTCCAGCTAGCGGGCTAGACCATGAGCGGTGCAATACCGAGGAAGGTAACTGTGGCTGCCTCCACGCAGAGTGCAATGCAATTGCGCGAGTTGACAATACGCTTCCTGGCAAGATAATATTCGTGACCATCTCTCCGTGTGTGATGTGTGCTCAGATGATCATCCAAGCCGGGATTACCAAGGTCTACTACGTGGATGAGTACAGGGATAGGGAAGGGCTATGGCTACTAGAGCGATGTCACGTCGAAGTCGAAAGAATACCAGAACGTCTGGTCCTAACCTAAGTGGCAAATACGTTGCTCTTGACGTTGAGACGACGGGGCTTGACCCATACCATGGAGCCAGGATATTCTGCTGGGCCTACTACACCGAGAAGGGTGAGTGGGGGTTCATGTTCAAGACCCCGCGGAACCTGGCATGGATTGAGCGTCTACTCAACGATCCCGACAAGACAGTCATCTTCCACAACGCCAAGTTTGACCTCAAGATGTTCAGCTTCGAAGGCATCAACATATACTCGCTGAAGTGTCGCGTTGAGTGTACCCTTATCATGTCCAAGCTATGGGATGAGAATGGCCAGCACAACCTCCGCTATCTGTCGATACGCTATCTTGACAGAGACACCACAGACAAAGACGAAGTCGAAGGCTGGTGCAAGAGGAACAAGCGCAGGTTCGTCAAAGAGAAGGGCCGAGAGCCCAACTTCAAAGACGCGCCGAAGAAGATGGTGAAGCGCAGGTGTGTGTGGGATGTGGAGTCAACACTCAAGCTCTACGCCTTCCTGAAGCCTCGAATCAACAAGACCTGTGCATCACTGTATGAAACCGAAAGGCAGCTCATTTTCGTCACCATCGACATGGAAAACACCGGTGTGATGGTTGACATTACGAGAGCCAAGAAGCTCAGGCGAAAAGCTCTCGTAGACCTCAGGAAGATCCACGATGACCTCAACCGTATGATCTGCCCGCTGACGGTTCAAAAGAAAAAGAAGGGTGAGTACGTCGAAGTAACCATAGACGACTTCAACCCAAACAGCAGTTCCATACAGCTTCCCGCTGCGTTCAACAAAGTTGGCATTGAGCTCAAGTACAAAACGAAACCCAAGAAGGGTAGGAAGGGTGGATCGAAGACGGGAGGCGGGAACTGGTCGTTCGATGAGTATGCCATGGTTCGATACGTATCCAAACCACTGGCGTCCATCATACGTGACTCTGGAGAAGAGGGCTGGGAAACTGATCGATGGTACAAAGCTCTTAAGACAGCCATCAAGAAACACTCGCTTAAGAAGCGAGAGCTTCTCCCTCCACTCATCCTCAAGTATCGTGAACTGTCCAAGATGGTCAGCACGTACTACGACCACATCATAGATGACGCAGTAAAAGTGCACAAGACACCGAGTGGCCGCGAGATCGGGGTGCTGCACTGCAACTTCAATCAGAGCGAGGCGATGACGGGTCGCTTCAGTTGCAGCAAGCCAAACCTCCAGAACATCCCACGTATCCTCGGTCCGCGTGAGTGCTTCATCCCGAGAGTCGGTCGTAAGAACTGGCACCTCGACTATGCTCAAGTTGAGATGCGTATGTTCTGCCACTTCTCGAAGGACAAGAAGATGGCAGCTGCAATCGATAAGGATATCCATCTCGCTGTCGCTTGCGAGATATACGACAAGGCCGAGAAGAAGATATCTAAGGAACAGCGGAAGCGAGCTAAGGGTGTTAACTTCGGCATCATCTATGGGTCTGGTGCAGCAACGATGTCTGAGACGCTCACCAAGAAGGGCCTTCCGACTTCGAAGATGGAAGCAGCAACGCTGGTTGCGAGCTACCACCGCAAGTTCCCGTCTGTAAGACAGATAACAAATGAGTTTAAGGTGCAGCTGCATAGAGATGGATATGTACCCAATCCATTCGGTCGTCGATATCACGTCCCGACCAAGGTCGGATACAAGCTACTCAACTACATGTGCCAGGGGACATCAGCAGATATCATGAAGAAAGCAATGGTAGAGGCTTGGCTCTGGCTTAGGGAAAACGGGTTCAAGACTAAAATCATAATGACAGTACACGATGAGATAGTGTATGAGGTCCCCCCAGCTGAGGCGAAGAAAGTGATTCCCAAGCTACTTGAGATCATGGAAGATCTAAAGGGATTCTTCGTACCAATCACGGTCGAAGCTGAGGTTGCACCGAAGCGTTGGAGTGCGAAGAAAAAACCTGAAGAAGTAGGCTGCAAGTGGGTGAAGAATGCCTAATATGGTAACTCGCGATGGCGGGGAACCTCGGTTCTGGGGTTGCCTTGCTCCGCCGGGGTTTCCTGGCCATCATCTGTGAGTCTTGACGTTTGGGGATCCATTTCAAGGAGGTGTTCCGTGGCGAAGAAGAAGAGCAAGAAGAAAGGCAAGAAGGACAAGAAGGACAAGAAGGTCAGCAAGGGCGAGGAGTCAGTCAGCTCGTTGCTGAAGCTTCTTGAGGAGACAGACGACCAGGACGAGAAGCGCAACATCCGCGCAAAGCTGAGGGCCCGTGGTCACGAGGGTGGTCTGGGCGGCAAGAAGGCGAAGAAGAAAGCGAAGAAGAAAGCGAAGAAGAAGGGCAAGAAGAAGAAGTCTGACGAAGACGACGAGTAGCAACCACGCTTACCCTTCAGGCAAACGCCCGGGCGCCAGTTCGCAATGAAGCGCTCGGGCGTTTTGCAGTCAGGCGAGGCCCGACCCTCCACACACCCCGGTGGCGACCAGGTGGCGCCGAGGTCACAGACGAGCGCAGGCGAAAGCGGCTCTTTTAATGAATTGAGAGCCATCAATGCCACCCAAAATACCGATATTTAGCAAGGTATGTTATATCAATAACTTACAATGCCACCTTTTTAAGCTGAGCGTAAAGCTGCTATTGACCTGCCATGCCCGTATGGTAGTATAAGTACGTCATACATAGGGTATGACATACGACGTTGAAAAGGAGCAAGGCAATGACGAAGAAGCAGACGACGAAGAAGAGCAGCAAGGGCGCGAGCAAGGGCAAGTCGACGAAGTCGACGAAGAAGACGACGAAGAAGCCAGCCGCAAAGAAGGACGCGAAGATCGCCGCCACCAAGTCGGTCTCGTTCAAGAAGGGTGACCGCGTGAGTGTGTTCACCGACGGTGGCGCCTGGAAGGGCACGGTCGAGAAGATGCACAAGTCCGGGACGGCGATGGTCGCTGACGACTCAAACACGGTCCAGCGCGTGAAGACGTCGCAACTGAGTGAGTTGCACCGCGGACGCCAGGCGTTGCTGACCTCGCTGAGCACGAAGGAGCTGCACTCCGAGATCGCGCAGATTGTTAAGGAGCTGAAGGCGACGACCGACCGGGACGAAAAGAAGCGGCTTCGCCGCTCGCTTCGCCGCCGCGGTCACAAGGGCGGTCTGGGTATCTGCGCCGAAGTCGTTGAAGCGCGCTAGACGACGTTCGATCCACTGGGGCCCCTGCACTTGCAGGGGCTCCTTTGCAGTGAAGAGAGAAACGATGAGCAATCAATCACACGTAGTGGATGTCCGCGTCG